TTTATCACCTTTAACTATTTCTTCATGTGATGTCTGTCTATTGTTAGTGTCTTTGTAGAAATCTACATCAAATGCAGAGATGCTTTCATTTACGGATTCTTTAAATGTTTTCTTAAACTCTTGTGATATCTTATTCAATGACTGCATCAACTTAGGTTCTTTCTTTACTTTCTTATCATATATAGTAATCTTACCATTAGGAGCAATATGAGCTATATCTTTATAGTCACCAGCCTTCTCTTGGTTTCTGTCATATACTGTCATACCATTACCTTTGAATCCTGCTCCAGTATCAAATTTACCGAATATACCTTCGACTATGGATTCTCGTAAGCTACTAAGTATTTCAGCCTTTTTAGCCGGTTTAGCATTTCTGTAGGTTTTGGATACATAGTCATATTTCTTCATCATATCAGCAACATCTTTTTTAGTATTACCATATTTTAAAAGTAACTTTTCTACCTTTTTAGCATCAGCTGAGTTTCTTGTTCCTTTATGTTTGCTAATCTTCTTAGACATCATATCGCCAATTCCCTCTTCCAAATCACTCTTCTTAAATTTTTTGAGATTGTTTACAACCTTACTCATTTCTGAATATTTACCGATTATAAAATCTTTTGATGAAACTCCTAAATCAATAGCTAAATTTGAGTGTACATAAAATGGTAATACATCATTACCAGTTGCTGATTTTACGGTGTAAAATCCACCCCATCTATTATTACCTATCTTTGACTTGTCCATTGGTTTATATTTCAACACTTCGATTCCAGCCTTTTTAAGTGCGCCATCTATAAATGTTTTGATTAACTTATCTTGCCCCTCTTTACTTGGAGCTTCATTTAGTTTATTCATTATACTATCCTTTTTTCCAACCACCACCAGCGGCTTTATATTGTTTAGCTGCCCAACCATTAGCGTACGCTGATGGATAAACATCGAATTTCTTTTTTGCTTGTGATTTGTAATAAGACCATTTACTCGCATCTGTAGGTACATTCTTTTCTAAGAACATATTAAGTTTTTGTTCTGCAATCTCTTTCGTCATTACATTCTCCCCTTTATCGTAATAATCTTTTGGGTGGAATTTCATCTCTACTACTTTACCATCCTTTGTAATACTTTTACCATCAACTATAATTTCTACTGGATATGGTTTGTTTGGTTTGTCATACCAATAAGCCATTTTGTATCCACCATTATCAAGCAGTTTTACTAATAAGCCTCTATCATAATTCTTATCTTCTGCTTTGAGAACTTTAGTCTCTCCTCTTGGTAATACTAAATCAGCCATTATGAACCTTTACCTGTTCCACTCTTTTTACCTTTAGTATGAGTAGAAACATTTACTGGCTTCCTACCTTGTCCTTTGATTTTCTTACCACCTCTACCAGCTTTATTCTGTGCCGCCCTCTTCCTACGAGTTGCCGATTCTTTTTCTTTTTTAGACATCGAAGCAGCCTTTGATGCTGGTACACATTTAGCATATCCACGTTTATCTCCACTAGTTCCACAAGCAGGATGTTTACCAGATTTATCTTTCTTACCGATATTTACCCACTTTGATTTGAACCAATTTCTTAAATCTTCATTTACAATATTACCACAGTTTACACAAGTATTTTCTTTTATAGCCTTTATTACTTGTTCTGTTTTTGATTTCTTTTTTAGTAGATGAGGTCCTGCTGGTTCATCTCCTAACTCTCCGTCAACACCATAACCACAAGTTCCTTCTCTGTAAACTATCTTACCATCTTTAGCTTCTATACCGATACGATGGTTTGGATACCTTGGTCTTAAAGCAGCTAAGTATGCTGGAATCTCCTTCAGATTCTTTACAGATACTTGTGATACTACTTTATTATTTTTACTTACTATAATAAGCCAAGGTCCTGCTTTAGGGCCTTTACGAATAGATTTCATCATATCAGAAGTTTTACTTTCTTCTACAGAGTCTTTCTGAGACATATGATGTGTTAGATAATCCTTTACAGAATTCATATAGTCTGCTGATTTTGTAATCTTAGCTTCTAGCCATTCAGGCAAATCCATATCCGGCTCTATCATCTTAAATACATCTACAGCATCTTGTGCTATCTCTTTAGCATCATACTTTGCCATCTTTCCTTCTCTTTCAGCCATCACTTACTTAGTAACTTACCGATTATTTTTTGTTCTAACTTACCACCAAATTGTCTAGCATAATGGTCAGCATCAGACTTACTTTGTTTTTTTGGAGCTGCTTTTTTAGGACTGTCCTTCTTTTTAAATTTATCTTTTATTCTTTGAAAGATACTCTTAGCTTTTTTATGAGCACTTGGATCTTTTGAAGCGTAATTAGTCTGACGAGCAGTATTTACAGATACTTTTTTTCCTTGTGCATTTTGTACTGCCATCCTAGCTGCAGTTGCTATAACTGCTGGATTTTCGTTTAGAAATGATTCAGTAAAAGATGTTACTTCTTCATGTACTATAGCTTCTAATGTTTTTCTATCCATAGAAAGTTCTCCCGATATAAATGTATACACTTATAAATATAGAGAATATGAAAAATATTTATTTATTCTTTTTATATCCGAACTGTTCTCTGATATATTGTCGTACAAGCTCTCCTAGATGCATGTCATTAGGATTTTTCTCTACTAACTCTATTATAACTTCTATAGGTTTTTTCATTCGTCATCTCTTTTTAGTGTTAGACCCAAATCGTTTAGCATCTGTTCCATACTATCTACTTTTAGATTAGATATTACCTTAGCTGCTTCAGAATCTTCGATGAACTCATCAAGTAATTCTTCATATGGTTTTATACTCTCTAACTGTTTTATAAATTCACCTAGTCCTTTGTTATTTACGTTACGTTCTAACAATAAATGTAAACAAGCTATTATCTTATTCAATTGCTCTCCAAATATCAGAAAGGCTGAGTTTTTTTTATAGTACATTTTTTTCCTTTAGTTTTATTACAAGTCTATTATTTACAGAAAACATATCAACTACTCTGTCGGACATACTAATGAATATTTTACTTAGATTTATATGAGACCAATCTTCAGCTTCAAACATCACGCCACTTAGTCCTTTTCCATCTTCATCGAATTTATCATAATCATCTACACATATCACGCATTCATTTTTAAAATTATTGTATATCCCTAATAGCTCTTCTTCCAGCGGTACTTGTTCTTGTGATGTTGGATTATTATCTTTTCCTTTATGAGCAGTATAGTTTCCAATCCAACTCATAGGACCACTCCAACCATCTTTATATTCTTTGACGCTTTCATCTCCACTCCAGTGAGCATCAAGATAAAATAAAACTTTTTTATCGGAAAAGTTTTTATTGTAGTCTGATATTAGTTTAGGAAGAATCTCAGCACTGTCTCCTACCCAACAAGTAATATTCTCATATCCATTTTCTTTCATACCCTGTTCAGCAAACTTAGACAACTTATCATCTAGCTCTATAGTATGTACTGTATCATACTTATCAGCAAATCGTTTTGTTGCATGTCCAAGAAAAGTTCCTGTTTCTATTACATCTGTATAGTCTTTAGGTACAAATGTTAAAACTTCGTGTATAGTTTCTGCTCCAGCCATTATTTATCCTTTATGTTTTCCCAACACCTTTTCATATATTCTATTCTTTCACTAGTTTCAGTACCATTGAAATGCCACACATATCCCAAGTCAAGATACATATCATTATCTAATATTTTTCTAACCCCAAGTAAATTTAGATTATACTTTTTAGATAAAAAAGTCTTAGGATAATTGTCAGCTATATAGTTTACTGGTGTTTGGTCTGTACCTCTGTAATCGTTCTTTTCCATCCATACCAAATCTTCTCTATTCTTTTCATAGAAGTCCAGTATCTCTTTACATAATGCTTTAGCAGAAATAACACTCTCTGGTAAAACAATCATGCCATTATTTACATACCTTTCCCAATCTAATCTGTCGCCAGGAAAGAATTTCTGATATCCTACTATACTATGATGTATCCATTCCAATGTACAATCATCTATAACTCCACCATAATTTCCCTTTGCTTGATCCCATATATTAGGACAGTCAGGATGAACCATTGTATCAGCATCTACTAATAAAATTCTATTGTATTCTATTCCAGAATCTTCTAGTATCTGATGTACATTCCATCTCTGCCAGGTAGGCATCATATAGTCCGTATCTATGTGGCTTTGGTTGAATACAAATAATATGTGATTATTTTTCTCACACCACTTCTTCCAAGACTTTATAGCATATGGAGAATACTGCTCTATGTATTTATTTGGGTCACATCTTTCAGTAACCAATGCTGTCATAAAAACTACATCATGCATTCGATGGAGATAGTATCTTCTTTGATATCATTTGTTGTCCGATTGTTCTTCTATCAATAGCATTCAATAGATTTCTTTTTGGACTGTTTTCGTATTTAGCTCTTGCTCTCAGAGTATTCATCTTCTTTCTTTTCAACTTCATCTTACGAATTTCTTTTAGAGCCCTCTTACTTTTGAATTGACTTATCACTACTTGCTTTCTCCCATAATTTGTTTATTGTAAAATCATTTTCGTTTTGCTTTATAAAAGCATCTTTTCTTTTCATTATTGTCAACGGAACATCTGCTAGTGACGGTGGTCTTCCCCACTCATCACACATAACTTTTTCTTCTAACCATTCTTGTTTTTTCATATTATAACCATCCTTATTTTATTTGTAAATCTTTGAACCACTTAGGAACATTTTCTTCCATATAATGTTGTATAACAAATGCTTCTGCAACGTGTGAGAAAAACCAAACGAATGTAAGTATTGGAACATAAATTCTAAAGTCCAACTCAATTACAGAAACACCTAGCCAGGTAAGAAATATCATACCCATTGATTTAGTTAGAAAACTTATTCCACTAAATCCTAAACTGAGTATGTTACCTCTAGCAACTACTATATAAATATTCATAACCAAATGTATTAGGTTTAGAAATGATGGAGCAATAACTCCCATTAGAAAATACATACTAAATTCCACTATTTTACTCCTTTAAAAACATATCTTTTTATTATTTCTGCGTGGGCTCTTTTAGTCTTATGATAAGTTTCTTCCCACCACTTTGTTTTTTTATATAACTTCCAAATCATATAGGCCTGAATAAGTATCAGTTGGAACACGCCAAATAAAAATAATTCCATTACTTTTTCTTGAACCTTTCTTCTATCTTATCAGCTATCCAATCTACAATATCTGTAGACCATACTAAGAACATTATAGCAAAAAATGTTCCCCATTGTTCTAAACCACTCATTTGTTTCTCCTATGCTAGTGCTATATCATTATTGATAAATTTTATATAAAGAGCCTCTGCTTGTATCATATCTTTCATTTCACTTTTTAGGTGCGGGCCTTTTGTTATTTCCTCTATCTTTTTTTCTAAAGATCTTGTCGTATTTCTTTTCCCATTCATCTTGACTTATTCCTCTTCTTAGTTTATCGCCTTTACCGGCATTTGAATATTTTTTATGAAAGTCTGCTTTCGTCATATACCTTCCAGTAATAGTTTAGTTGTTCTAATTCCTCTCTGTTTAACTCACCAGCTCTTTTCTGACATCTAAGACTAAAAGTAAATCTATGCTGCCATTTGTTCTTATGAAATACGATAGAACCAATACCATTCTTTGTTGGTTTATAATCTTTGACATAAGATAACCACTTCATCATACGAACTTGAAGTTCCTTAATTTTTGTGTATTGTAACGCTTTATAATTTACAGGTACTTTGTATGGATGAGAACTGTACTTATTATCCCCTTTGCTGGTATTTGAAAATTTTCTACTCACAGATTACTTATCTGGATTAGAATGATTGCTAATGCTAATAGTAAACTAATCATTGTTTTTATAGTTGGTATCTCTCCGATGAACATCCAAGCCATTACGCCAAATACAATTGTACTTATACCAAACCCAGCCAATCTCATATTCCAAAAAGCACCAAAGTATTCGTATGACCATTTGGTACTGTAAAAGAATAGTGGTGCTATAAATAGACTTGTAGCATACATCCACCATACAGATTGTAACCACGGCTTATTCCACACTACCCAACCTTGTAATTGAAAGAAAGCAATCAATGCTCCTACCAATTGAGCACATATAGACCAAGCTAATTTACTGGTTAGAAGCTTTTCCAATTACTCTCCTCTACTGTTTGTAAAATTCCTTCTATAACATCCTTAGCCTTTGATGGGTTGAATGAGATACCTTTTTTACTTGGCTTCATTTCACCATTATCATCGTACCATATTCTCAAATCAACAAACTGATGTCCTTCGTACTCAGAAGCATTTATCCTAATTACTTCTCTACTATTTTTTTGAATCTCTACCATCTACTCTTCCTCTTCCTCTTCAACTATCTCAAAATATTGTTCAGTACATCTGATAGTATTACCATTTACTAATTCTATCGTATACATATTATCCGATGGATAATCAGGCTCATCTTCATCCGGTAACCATCTTACTGTACCATTACCCAATGATTTTGCTTTGAACTTTACTGTATCGTTTACTTTAGCTTTCATTATCTATATCCTTATATGTTATTCTTTCTATCATATTACCTTGATGGTCATGTACATATGTAGAACGACTCCCGTCCCTATGTATATCCCCACCCTCTAACTGATCATCAATTACAGCAAAGTGCTGTGGATGTTCAAATGGTAATACTAATGCTAAGTTTGTATTTTCAAACTTTAGTAATGCCCAAGTTTCATCTTCATGCAATACCTCACATTTGAAATTCTTTCTATAATAGGTAATACCCTTTCTAATATTTAGAACTGGCACTGCTACATGATCTATTTTATCCAGCATGCATTCTTCTCCTAAACGTTTCACTCAGATTTGTAATGTGTCTACAATTTCTCCTAAACTTATAACCCTTACATCCACAGCTATAACTTCTGTGATAAGGATCCCATTCTACTGTATAGTGTTTACCATTTGAACCATCTACACGCCATTGATTGTCTACCATTATCTCGCCATCAAATGTTTCAATTAGTTTATCAAGCAGGTTCATCAGCCCACCTTTCTATAGGGTCTAATTGTTTATCGGTTATAATAGATTTCTCTATCTCGTCTTTCAGATGGTAAAGAGTACACCGAGCACCATCTATATAACTCTGTGAATCAGAGTTAGAATCGTACTCTGGTAAAGAATAGAAAGCGTCATCTAACTCACCTTCTATCTCCATCAACATCTCTAGTATCTTTTCTTTTTTCATTATATAACAACTCCTATTTGCTGTTCTAATTCTCCGAACATCAAAAGAGAACTAACGATAACATCATCGTTCTCATCCCAATCAGAATCATATGCTGGTGGTCTCCAATAGGAACAACCAGTGTCTTGATTGTATATCTCATTGATATGAATCTCACCATCTATATTTTCCCATACAACTGAAAACTCTTCACATTCCATAAAAGAATGAAACTCATTATTGAACTCAAGCATAAAATCTCTAAATGAAATTTCTCTAATTTTTGGTGAATGATTAGCAACACCTTTTACAACCTCATCTATTCCGATGATATGTGATTTATTGAATATTGTTTCGTCTAACATTTATCTTTTCCTTTTTTGTTACAGGTAAAGCTACGAATAATTATGCTAAAAGTCAAGAGTTATTTTGCCTTTTATCGATCTTTTTCTTGAATTGTTTATATAGGTTATTAGCATATATAAATTGTTTCTTTGATAATCCACCCTTAGCCTTTACTTGATTGATAAAGGAGTCTACCAAGTATTTTCTATCAGCAACATAATTTTCTGTATATCCACACTTATCTACCATAGACCTCAACTTTGTAAGTTTCAGTAATATGGCTTCGCTTTGTGTTGAATTCTGATTGTAGGTTTTCTTTTTATAAAATCTTATAATTCTACGGATGGCCTTTTCCATCTTTTCAGTAATACGCCTGTTACCTATAAGAGCCATATGCATTTCATTTATAAAATGAGCATAGCCATCGTCTATACTCGAAACATAATTTGTATCGGACAATACTTTTCGGAGACCTAGAATTTCTCTTCTGTATGCTTCTTTGTTTGTTGGTTTATAGGTAACAGGCTTCATATTATTATGCGGCTTCTAACATTGAGAAAGGTACATTATATAACATACCATTCATATCCACAATAGCTTTTTTGATATTCATCTTAGTGATGACGCCAGGAGTCTTTTTAGTTTTCTGAACCACAAAGACATTAGAACCAACACTTAGTGATGATTTACCCAATAGAGTTTTACACTCACTAACAAATGATGATAAGTCATTTAGTTCTGAAAGACTACTTATTTTTCTAATTTCGTTTTTGATGTTCATATCGTTTTTTTCCTTTTCTTTGTTTTTGATATACCTAAAGCTACAACAATATTTGCTAACATACAAGGATTATTTCTAGATTTCTGGATCTTTTTCATCCCAATAATTATCGAATGGCTTGTTTATCTTGGTCTCGTACATATCATCCCCACACTCTAATCCATCTTCGTCTATCCCGATATTAAAGTAATCCCACACATACCTTTGTAGGTCTTTCGAATTGATGTAAAGTCCGTAGGTGTTGCGTGGACGCGTGGTGGAAAGGGACTCTTGGTCTTTGCTTATTCGCTTGAAAAGATATTCTCCTAACTTATTTACCATACATTTTTCGTGTGTAAGATTTTACCGATAGGTAAACAATAATGGTCATCTTCTAAATAGAAGCCTTCGTAGGTAACAATCATAATAGGTGCTACTTTGGCATATCCGTTACGAAATTGAATAACATCGTAACTTCTTCCTTCGAGTCTCTTACTCCAATACGGAGTGACATCTCTATATTCGATAAGCTTTTCGCCGGCTAGGATTTCGTCAAAGTAAGTTCTATATAGATTCAGGTGTAATACGGATCTTGTAATGTGTAAATGGTTACCCAATCATAATACCTATAACAAAACCTAACACCCATACAACGGCTAACCATAAGTGTGATACAGTAACGGTCTTTTTTCTTTGTAATAGTTGGTCTAATATTTTATTTCTCATGATAGTAAGTTACTCCACTGCATCAACTTTAGTTTCTTAATTTGTACCCTATTGTTTAGGTCTCTACTACTCAACATTCCTCGGTTCTTCATTAGTTCTATCATACATAGTACATCGCCTACCTCTTCAATAAGCCTGTCGTTGTTCTTGTAATCTTCACAACGAATAGCTTTACTACAAGCCTCTATCATCTCACCGCACTCTTCCATAGTGATAACGAGAAGTTCGGTTTCGTAGTCTAATTTATTATTTATTGATTTTAGTTTCTTATCCTTCATTGACTTCTTTCTCCAGTGCACATTGTAAGTGCGTTTGCCTATTTACTAAATATTCATAGTCCGTGTGAAAGGTACTTCTTCCACATAGATTACATACCCATCCAGATTCTACTGGAAATAACTCTAATTGCATATCTAACTTCCTCGTGTTGTATAATAAATATAAGTGCTATCATCCCATACGGCTTGTATCTTTTCCCAAGTATGATGAGTAGCACAATAACGTGTAACCCTTTCCAAATGTAATAACCTTATCTCTTCCTTGTATAGGTGCTGAATCCCTCTCTTATCCTGTAAGGGTATATAACCCACCGTAGTACATCCCACTAAAACCAAAAGTACCCAAAGTCTCTCTACGAGAGAACTATACCCGACGCGCTTCACAATACTCTCCAGTAGTTTCAGAATAGAACCTATAGATTCTAACAGGCTGAACATCCTTCCATAACCAAGACTCGAAGTGGTAGACAAAGTAACTGACTAAATGGGAGTAATAGTCGGAAAGCTTATTTCGAACCATATGTAGTTTATTTTTTATCATTATGATATCCTTTTATATCAAGTTCCTATAGAGAAAAAAACCTGCCTGAATATAAGCGTAGGTAAGACTCTGCGTCAAAATGTCATACTGCTTCCGATTCACTAGCAATTGCCTCAGGTACCCCCTCTCACTAAGCCTCTCCAATTATCATGCCAAACTCCCTGTAGAAGTAGTCCCTATCCATTATTATGCTTGGTAAACTTACTTCCATTAGTTCAGCATCTTCTTCTAATAGGTTACCTATCTCCCCTGTAGAGAACAGGGTGACCATATGCTGTTCGGCCTTATGGAGCAGGTTATCTATCTGTTGTTTGGTTAGTGTAGATTTTTTGTTGTTCTCTTTCATGTATATAAGTATCTGGTTAGTTTAGCAAAAAGTTTTTTATCTGTACCGCTCATATTGACTATGGAGTGTCTAGGATTCGAACCCAGCCCTTGTATCACCACTACTCTGTCAATATGTCATAAAGTCTTTATTCTTCGGCTTCTTCTACGCCACAATGGTCTTTACACTCACTACATATCATATAGTCATCGTATACTTCAGCCCCACAGCAGCTGCTTACTTCTTCAGTTTCATCGTCTGCCCAATGGGCAGCCCAGTATTCTGTATTCATCGTATATTCCTTATTTATCATATGTGATCTTACACACGAAATGGCTAACATACAAGCCTTTTCTTCATTTATTTCCAGAAAGTCTTTGCCCTGGAGCCGACAGGATCTATCCAATTCCTCAGAGTAGTCAATCCAAGCGTCTAATGTCGGGCATACAGCGCAGATGCATAAGGTAATTTACGAAACTTTGGTCTAACATACAAGCTAATTCTCTTGTGAAGAGGAGATATTTGCTGAAAATAGCTGGTTTACGGCGGAAGTGAACGACTCTACGTTGCTCGGTACACTCGGTCCCTTACTATCCAGCTTGAGTAAGTAGTAACAATTATAACATAACAGCCGTAAGTTACTGAAATCTTTATTAGTATCGTCATTATCTAAGTAATCCAGCTGCAAGGGCTTAGTCATATCGGAACTTCGGTACTCATCATACCCACAATTACAGCATTCTTCGGCTAGATAACCTTCCCGTACCAACCTATACTGTAATCTGCTGGTAGAATAGTTCGGATTCTTACCAGAAAGTATATCTGCTAACTCCGTAGGCTTGAATCCTCTTGGCATTCCTGATTTAAATATAGGTCCACCAGCGTTAGGTGCCCATAATCCGTATTGTTGGGCGTACTTTTTAAAAGTGTTGTAAGCTATTCCGAGTAGGAGAGCGGCTTGTCTCATACTATTCGTCTCATTTATCGCCCATTGTAGTCTATCTTTACTCAATTTAGTAGCCATTTCAGCCTCCTGTGACATTTTGACATAGTTATAGTAGGAAATTGCTTATAAAGTATTTGCTTTCAGCGATGAAAGGATGTACTATAATACAAGCTCTTCCTGTAATATATAAGTATGTCAATCTGTCAACTTTCAGTAGAAATACCTTGATAGGTATCATTTACCTCGTATCAAAACCACCCATAGGCTTAGACAGGAACACTCCTATTTCCGTCAGGAACGCTGGGTATCTAGCGGACAACAACTTCACACACTTCATCGACTTACAGGATATAACCCCAAGGTAATTATAATTTACCTACTTCAGGGCATAAAAAAAGTCCTATAATCTCTTACAGGACTCTTTTTACTTAGTCTTATTCTATTACTATTGGCAACATATATCTAATTGGAACTGGCACCCCATTTTGAATAGCTGGATGGAACTTCATACTCCGTACGGCATCTTCTATCGTTGGATTTAGTTTTATATCAAATGTATCTACCACTTGGATTTTACCTACTTCCCCCGCCTTATCTATCCAAAAGTTTACTATTACCTTACCACGCTCTTCCGTATGTCTAATCACTTCTTGCGGAGATAGGTAAAACTCTTTGATAACTTTGGGCTCTTTGGTAACTCCTCCATATATAGTAGTAGCAGCTAATAAGATATTTAATAACATTAGGTTTTCTCTCTACTTTATTTTTTACTTTATGAGAATATTGTACGACCAATCACTTCTCTTATTATTATATATAAGGTTACCGCTGTTTTATTTCTAAATATTTAAGGGTTTTTTGTTAGAAGTTTGTTAGATATTAGGTATTCTTCCACCATAGCCTCCATAAGTAAGAAAGAAGTCCCATCAAGTATCCTACTTGGATTGCCTGATGAATACTTTGTGTCTGTGAGTATTGGTAGGCTGTAACCACTATAGCTATTATAATGGTGTATCTCATTACTATATAAATATCCACTAACAACGATTCTCTTCGACAAGAAGAGGCTTGTTTAGTGGTGGATACTATTAGGTATTATGTCTGATGAAATCTTCTTTGAAGATTTTATCTCATTGATAGGGTGTTACGATTGTCAAGCGATAGGCGTATTCATCGAGCTGCGTCTCTAATCCAACACCCAATCCCCATCTTCGACATCATCCCAATCTCCCATCCCATCGGACACCTCTGTATATCGTTCATCTCCACCAAGTAGATATCCCATATAGTCATCTTCCATCAGCTCTACGTTAGGTTTTTCTTTTACACCAACCAGTTCACCGACATCTTTATTCATATCCAGTATGGCCTGTAGTTTTGGGTCTGTTGTTTTTATTTTACTCATTCTCTTCTCCGTACATTATTATTAGAAATATAAATGGTAGACTAGCTACCAACATTAGTATGATTACATTTAGCAATGTAGAGCCTCAGCAACCATACACTCACCTATCTCTTCAGCTAAATGTTCAAGCTCTTCGTCATCATCTTCCCAAGTATCACAGTGTTCTAAGCATTCTGAACAAATATCGTAATCATCATAAACTATTTCTCCACAGCATTCTGAATATAACATATATTACTCCTTTTTTATATTAGGTAGTTGGGACCAGTCCAACTATAAAATTTATCGTTTGAAAATATAGAACCCCTAGACCACTTAGCCGGAGCTCTCCATCCAGCGGCTTTGAATACATCACCTTTCTTATGTGGTATTCCTTTCAGTTCTCCATCACAATTAGCGATGAATCCCCATACTGAAGAACCTTGGATTATCTTAGTATACTTCCTACCTATCTTCATATTGATATTCTGATTGAACTCGTCAATCATTCTAAGTCTAATTGCTTTGGCATTTCCATCCAAATCTTTAGGGTTATTACCCCAACTAGCATAATCTTTTTTGATACCGACTATTAGGTTATCGATAGCATCCCAAAAGTCTATTGTTGAATTTTTATCATATATTTTACTCATTATTTTTTCCTCTTTCATTATACCTAAAGCTACGAATTATTATGCTAAAAGTCAAGTACTTTCTTTATTTATTTGCGTCTATTTCTCTCGCTTCTTCTTCTATTTCTTCCCAAGTAATATTATACTCACTAACTACCTTACCAATTTTGAAAGCATCCTCTGTATTATGTGGAGCTGGATTATCCCAATCATACATAGCCAAATAACTAACCAGCCATATACTTTCTCCATTATCATACTGAATAGTATCTCCATCTAACTCAGCATTTATACTATCTAATCTATATACCAAAGTGAACCTCAGCTTTCATTTCCCAGTAATCAGCCTCTTTATCAGCCAACTTTTCTACCAACTCATCCATACCACATTTAGGTTCTGGTTCTATACCGATAGCTTTATCTATTTCAGCGAAGAAGTCATCCATATCATTTTGTATTTCTTTTAGTATTTCTTTCATAATTTCCCTTTTTCTTATACCAGATCATACGATATAAATTGCATATGAGTCAAGTGTTTTCGCAATCTTTTTTATATTATTTTGAAAGCCACTCCATTCATAGCATCATTGAAGTCTGGATTCTCTTCACAATAATCATCCATACTAAACTTACCAGTCTTACAAGCCCTATCTGTCATATCCTCTTCCAACTCCATAAACAATCTCTCACGACCTTCTTTACTAAACCAAGCGATATCATGTCTTTGTTCACCGAAATTACCAAAAGCATCTTCTCCATGCCTAACCATCTCAACGATTTTGATATCGTTACTTACAGAAGATAGAACATACTCAACAACTAACTTATCACTCTCCATAAAAGTAGAAGAGTCTGTTTTACCAAAGTAAAAATCATATGTATATGTCATTAGTTTATTTCTCCGTTTATTTGAATTAAATCTTGCGTTAGTTTAGCAGGCTTTCTATTGAATAGAAAGTCTAAAATATCATTAGCAGTTTCGTTCTCTTCAACTATCTCATTGAGATTGTCAAATAGATTTAGCTGATTTTTATGATTACCATAATCAGTTCTCTCAACTAAATCACCAAAAGCATTTATCACTAAGTTCTTCATATTGTCCCCTTTTATCATATAAGATCATACGCAGAAATATACACATGAGTCAAGGACTTTCGGTATTTATTTCTTGTTTATTTTATTTTATTGGAATAAGTCGTATAACTGTTTGAAGAATAACCCTATGAACCCAGCACCGATTGTCATGCGCCATTTCTGTGAATCTTGTCGGTGTCTTGTATTCTCTTTTGTTTCAGCCCACAATCCTTCATGCGGATTGAACATATTCTCTTTGATAAACCGAAGCGACTCTTCTGATTTACCGTGAGCCATAGACATATCGTGTTTCATTTCGTCTATGTCTTTTTTGATGTCATCAATCTTATTGTGAATCAAATCGAATTCTTTTCTATCAGTAGCATTCATATCTATAATTATTCGCCTACCTCTATTTTATTTGCCTTTATTTTACCTTTTCTTCTTTTTCGTGGCGTTGGTTTTGATTGATTTGATAGTCTGAATATCTCTTCCTTTAGAGCATCTCTTATAACTCTACTATGAATCAACTCAGCCTCTAAATCCCCTATCTTTGAAGCAGCACCAAATGATGATACCATCACTCCAGCAATTACTCCTATTATTATACCTAACCATACCCAACCTATTATACCTATATTACTAGACAACCAAGTCAATCCTACGAGAAACATATCTAAATAAACCATTTTTACATCCTATCCAAATCAGGCTTTTCACCTTTGTTTCGTTTCTGTTTCTTCTTTTTTTCTGTCTGTTTATCATTGTCTGATTCATAAGGTGCTGACATCCAAGCGCAACTATTGAATAGTAACAATGCTAGTGCTATACTAATTATCTTTATCATTTTACTCTCCTACTTTGTAGTATTTCAGTATCGCATAGATTGTAGCGATACATATTATAAAAAAACCTATAAAAATCATCTATTTACCTGTACTTCCAAACCCACCATCGCCTCTTTCTGTTTCTGATAACTCATCCACTATCTCAACCTCAAACTCTTCCAAGTTAGGTAGGATAATCTGAAACAATCTTTCGCCAGGTGTTATCATATACTCATCATCAGTTGGGTTATCTACCGGCACCATAAGTTCACCTCGATATCCACTATCTATAACTCCGATAGAGTTAGCCATTCTAAGTGGTGTTTTGTAAATGCTGCTTCGTGGAACTATAAAGAAACTCTTTGGTATAAGATTCTGATAAGATGGTAATACCAAGTTCTCCTTCGCAATATCATATTGTACCATTTCAGCTGAAATACCTAATGGTATTAGTACTGTTTCTTTTTCTTGAACAAGCGTTTGTGTGGGGAAGTGTAAGTCCAATCCAGCATCGCCACTAAGATTTGGCTTGTCCTCATAAAACTTACTCATATCAGATAAGTCATCGTTCAATCTTTTTATATTCAATTTATACATTCTTATTCCTTACCTCTACTTTTATAATTTCTGATTCTGTTATGTTTCTTGTCTTTGGATATGGTAACAGTGGATGTTTCATAGTTTTCATCGCCATTCTTTTATCACTCTTATTACCCAGCAAATAAACATACCTATGTTTTCTTAGCTCCTTCTTTACCCAAAAATCCTTCTCTACTAAGTCTTTCATTTTTTCTATATCATTTGTACCATAATAAGGAAATATAGTTCTTCCATGCTGCCATTTACCATCTTCCTCAAACCTATATAACCAACTTTCAGACCACCTCAGATTGTCTCCTTGATATAACCAATTGGTAGCCTGATATACAGTTCCAACATGACCTCTCATTGGGTCTGAGTAAGATATAAGAGCTATTATCTGAGGTTTATATTTTTTCAGCCACCTAAAACTTTCTCCAATCAGAAAAGATTCAGCATTATTACCATAGCCGTCGTGTACAAACAATCTAACTAACTCATATACTGACTTCCTATCTACCGAAGCTGCTATTGAAGCACCTGAGTGTCTACCTATTGGGTCTCCATAACATATTGTACCGATTAGCTTTTCTTCTTTACCCTCAAAAAATGTATGTTCGTTATCTGTAGTATAATATAAACCCAAAGCAACAGAACATTTAGTCCATTGTTTTGAGTAATGATTATTTACAATCATTTCTTTTGCCAGCATCCTAGGGATTTCCCTTACTGATAATCTATTAGCGTCTACATATTCAGCCATGTGGTATCCGACATAATTAGTCCTAAAAGATATCCAATCATTACTCCGATTGCAACACCAACCCAAATATAACCCATCTTTTCGTCGTGACTAAGATTTTTCAATATCAACCTTCATCACACACTCTGATAACAAAATGGATTGTAAATCATTACACTCATCGTAAAACTCCTCTATCAAGTCATCGTAATTTGTACCGTCCTCTTCACATTCTTCTTCAAATGGTCTTTCAGGACCATCAGCATCTTCTTCCCAATGAAATCCATTCTTACTACCATAACCAGCAAACCAAAAGTCATCCGATTCTTCGTCTCCGACAAAAGACATACAAGCCTCACTATCTATAGCTTGTATAACTGAATTGAGTTCTTCTAAGAATCCTATTGCTGGTGACCAAGCCGAACAAAAGTTTATATAACTCGAATCTTCACCAAAGTCTTTATCTTCTATAATAACCCACTTAGAACCTACAACATCTGTGCTATATTTGAAGCCCTTACCGAACACAGGCTCTACAACTCCTTTTACATCGTTATACTCTAACTTATCCCACCACTTTTCCAGTGTTCTATGTACCTCTTCTTTTTCAGAGTTTACAGTTACTCTTTGCCATACATGATTAGCCATTTATTCCTCTTCTTCGTTTTCTAAAAATTCTGAATCTTCATGAACAACTATTATACTACCACTCTCTTCCGATGGTGTATTTTCATAGTCCAACCTCATTTGAATAGCTTCAGCCTCTATTTCAGCTGCTAGCATTTCTAATTCTTTTTCTTCTTCTTTTGTCAACTTTTTCATTAGCTATCAAATCCCTCATCAGGTTCTGTCGGCTCTTCTTCCCACCATTTGTATTTCAACTTCTCATTCTGCCTATTATATAAATTGTTTTTGAAATTCTCTTCATATTCTTTTTTACTAACTACATTCCATATACCATCAAATGCTTTTTCTTTATCTACCATAAGTTTTCTATGTATAAAATACATTCTGGCATCTTCATCTGATTCCGCACTGTGTTTGCTGATTATATTATCTGTATATTTATCAATCAAATAGTACTCTGTCATTATCACTCTCCTAATCTAAAACGATACTAAATTCCCCAATAGTTTCTTCTAATTTCCAATCATCATAATATGAATAAAATATAGACATAGTATCTCCCCTCATACTTCTTACTGGAGCAATCATTGTATTGACTTCACCATGCATATCAGAATACGAAGCACCATTTACTACTGGAACTTCAAAGCCTTCAAACCAAGTTATATAAGTTGTATCGTATCCTACATACCAAAAATCATCTGAGCCTGTATTTTGTATCACATAGCCCATAGTATCTCCAAGCATCCAATAACGATTTGAATTCCAAGAAACCTTTATCACATTCACACCAACTGAGTCTCTTGTCACTACACTTGTTACTCTATGTAATGTCTGCCACTTAGTGGTGTCTATAGGTAGATGATAAAATCCATTACCATCTAATTCTAAATCTAATAATAAATTGAACATAACTGAAGAAAGAGTATCTTCAGCAATTTCTGTAGTGTCTGTGTCACTACCATAAATATGTACATTTGACTCATCACTTGATTCAAATGTTATATCAGCTATAGGATTCTCACATCCTATTATACTAAGTACGCCTAGGGCTGTTACTAAACCTACCGTCCTTTTTACGAAATCCATATTCTTTAGAGTTTTGTTCATCTTTACTCCATTCCTTTTTCTTTTTCTTTGGTTTCTTTTTTGGTTTTATTTTATCGTTGTAAGCTTCTTCTTCAAGCTCTTCAAGATAATCATACTTTCCCATTTTCTACCCCTCAAGTTACGAATAATTATGCTATCTGTCAAGCATTATTTTCCATTTTCTTATAATATCTAAGAATTCCGTAATGGTATAAGATTTCTTTTTCTCATCAATTATTTTTACATTCTGTAATGCTTCTGGCTCTGATTGTACCATTTTGTTTAGTGCTATAAAACCATTTCCCGTATAAAACTTTCCGAATGACTCTTCACCCAAAATATTTTCATCCCATAAATCAGCTTCGGTTTCGCCTTCCATTAAAATATAATATATCATATATATAAGTATATATTTATTTCACTAAAATCAAATCTTTTTCGTAAGTTTTTAGAGAATTTATATAAAATGTAAAGATACCATATTCCATTACACCAACTTCTCCGCTGTCCTCTAATATTTTAGGAAGATTAGTTATAACATCAATTTCTTTTTGAGTTATACGACTAGCGTCAAAGTCTATAACAATGTCTGCGAACTTTGTTATATCAGCAGTACCATACAGTTTTATCTTTTCGTTTATATCAATAGTAGTATTTAGTTTCTCCTCTCTTATATATTCACCCATATAATCAGAACCAAAATCTAAATAAATTTTATCACACCAAACTTCCAATTCCCTTAGTAAATGTTTGTTACATCTACGAGCAATGAATGCTATATTATATTTAGGTGAAACTATTGGCTTCATATGTTGGTCGTGTTGTACCATTGTTCCCCACTTACGAATAAAATTCCTCATATTCTTTGTAGTAGTATATATCCACTCAGGTGAATCTTTGCCTGGCGCTCCACCTGAAGATGGGTTGAACCTACTACCTCTACTTGTCATATGATATACAAGACCTTTCCAAGTCTGTATAAACTCTAATCCTAGCAGATGAAACCTATTGAATATGTCTGAATCCTCTTTTGATTGTGGAGCAAACAACTCATCATGACCACCTGTTTTCCAATAGTCCTCTTTGTATATTGCCCACGGAGCAAATACCCCCTCAGTAGTTTTATCTTCACAATTCTTTGAAAACTCAATCAAACCTAACTCATCGAACTCTTCAGGTTCTATACCAAAGTCTTTCATTATCTTTTCAGGACCATCCGGATGTAATGATGGTTCTATTCTAGTCGCTGATACAACCTTTCCTTTTTCTAAGTGTCTTAGTATCTCAGTATCTAAGTTAGGACAAGCATACATATCTGCGTGAAAGAACATAACGATATCATTACTCGCCTTTTCACATAAGAAATCATACCAATATACGATACCTTTTCTTTCAGGACCATCATTTCTGAATATCTGTACATTAGGGTCTTTCTTCTGTATCTTCTCTAGCCACTCCCAAGTCCCATCATCAGAGAAATCATCTCCGAACATTATTTCGTGTCTGTAACCTAAGTTCTTTCTGATACTATTATAAGACCACTCTAAATACTTTAGATTATTTCTACTTGGTTGTATAAAACTTATAACCTTATTTGACATAATTCTCCTTTATGTACTCTATTATATCTATAGTAGGATTCCACTCCAATACTTCTTTAGCTTTAGTATCTGTATTTAGTGTCTCTCTAACTTCGCCAGGCCATTCTGGAATATACTTTATAGGATAGTCCTCACCAAAAGCAGCTGCTATTTCATTGATGGAATAGTTCTTACCCCTACCTAACTCAAAGGATACAGCTTCCCATTTATTGATTGAGTCCAATTTCATATACTCCATAGATTTTACCATACCATCTACTATATCATATACATTCGTAAAGTCTCTTCGTTGTTCCCCATCGCCTGTAACAGATAATGGTCTGCCTTCATTATATAATCTCTCAAAGACACCTAATACGTTACAATAAGCACCATCTGTCGCTTGATGTTTTCCATAAACATTATAGAACCTCGTTATTATTGTAGGCACATCATATATTTTGGAATACATTTTGATTATCTCTTCGCCTAGCCATTTTGTAAAGGTATATGGGTTAGCATACTTATCTCCGTGTATCGAAGAAGAACCAGCATAAACTACTGGACACTTTGTCTGTCTAGCCCATTCCATTATATTCTGAGTCCCAAGTGAATTAGCCTCAAAACTCTTCGTTGGATGTTCAAATGATGGCTGTATCCTAGCCAAAGCTGCTAAATGAAATATAGCATCTGGCTCAAAGTCATATTGTTTTTTTTCCGCTATATCTAAATCAAAATACTTTACACCCTTTCTTTCTACCTCATTCTCTACTTTTCCAGTAGAGTAGTTATCGAATGATATTACTTCATGACCATCATCTAATAATCTATTTATTAAATTAGTACCGACAAATCCAGCACCACCTGTGACTACACATTTCATTGTTTACTCCAATTTTCCAACCACTTCTTTTCAGTATAATTTTGGTTGAATCGTTTATTTATTGTTTCGTTACATAGTTTATAAAATTTTTCGTTGTTTTTCAACTTATCAGCTATATTTTTGGCTTTCTCTAAGTCACCGATATCCACAGTAGTCAATGGATGTAATATTTCCTGTGTATCTAATCCCTTATAGCCAATACAAGGTATTCCGTGATAAGCACAATTCATAGCAAATGTACCAGCAGCATGTGTTCTCATCAGATGAACACCTATATTATAATTACCCAAAGTTTCAATCCATTCTCTCCAACTCATATAAGGTAGATAGTTTATATCTTCAATTGAATCTTCTTGTTCATGCTTTCTACCCATCGATGGTGCTGATATAGGATATCCTATTTCCCTAGCAACCATATAAGAATCAAACCCACCATACCAACTTACAAAATTACCACCAATCATTACCTTTGGCTTCTCATATGATTTTGGACTTGGTAAGTCACCATAACTATCAATTAAATTTTCACTTCTTTTTGTTAGTCCATTGGGTATCATCAGACTTCGCATAACTCTTACATCTTTACACCCCAGCCCTAAGTAATAAGTCACATCGCTTTCATTGTGACAATAAACCCAATCAGCACTCATCAATGTATTATAGTAATGAAATTGTTGTTCTACCGAATAGTCCTGAAAATACCAATGTGGGCCTTCTTGCATTACAGCAACCTTATCACAAGCCTCTCTGATACTATCTAAATCAACATCAGGCTTTGTCTTAGGAACAATAACAATACCCAAATCAAACTTCTCATTTGGTATGTTATTTATATTATAATGTGGAGCATCTAAAGCCATCATCCAAGCATACTCAGTTCTAGCATTTGGAAAGTCCCTTGGAATCTTTCCCATAACTTGACTCTCTGAAAAGAATCCTATATTCATACATACCTCACTATAAAATCACTACATATACCAGCACAATTTTCTGTATCAGCTATCTGTAATTCTGGCAAAACACAAATGGATTTATTGGTTATCTGTGTGTTTGGGTAGTTCCAAAGATATCCTTTTGATGTCAATGTTACAGCATCGTTTTGATGCCAAAAACAATGAACTCCACCCACCATCATACCATATAAAGCATCTATGTTTTTTGCATGACACCACAACTTATCATTTTGTAAAAAATCGGAATCGATTCTATATTGTGGTTCGTCATGACCTAAATACCATTCCACTTCATTTACTTTCCATACATCAATCTCAACATCAAAATCATGTGCTAAAGCAGTTTCAATATGGTCTGGATGATTCTCATCCTTTGACTTACCACTCAAATTTCCTCTGTGGGATATTAGTATCATATTTCTTTTGGCGTTCCATATGGCTGTACATTGAGATACTTCTTCCAAGGTTGTCCTTTGTCTATCCTTCTGAGAGTTCTGAATCCTCTTTTTCTATAGATTATATTATCACCTGATTCATATCTACCATTGATACATTCTAATATAACTTCAGCGACTGACTTAGTTGTTAGTCTCGTTCTGGCATCTTCATTAGGGTAATCGTTTTCTCTCATCTTAGTATCAACTCTACCTGGACTAACAGCGTAAGCATTATAACCCTCAAATGCTAATGACTGAACCAAAGATATCGTTCCACATTTAGAAGCACAATATCCACTGTGTTCTGGCTTACCATATTTTCCAGCAACAGATGCTATAAAAACCATATCCATGATACCTAAGTTAGCACACTCTCTAGCTATTCTGTAACTGCCTATTAGGTTTACATTGATTTCATTTTCCCATAATTCAATGTCTGAATCTTTTATCAACTGAACATTAGATACCCCAGCACAATTAACGACTGCAGTTGGTTGATGATGTTCTAAGCAATCTCTTATAGAATTAGAATCTGTAACATCGCATTCAGCATAAGATATGTTGATTGTATTTGGTTCTATCTCTTTGATTGCTGATGCTATATCACTCTCTCCACCGAAAATAACTATTTTAGTCAAGATAAACCTCCTCATCTTCTACTTTATCTAAAAATATTCTGAGTTCCTCTGGTGTCCCAAGCATATGTTTATTATTGACATCTATTTCATACATCGAAACTATTTTATTAGGTAACTTCAGCATCTCATTATATACTGGACATATATAAAATTCATTATTGGTTCTGATGTTCTTTTCAATCATAGCATAAGAACTATGTACATAATCAGAACCTCTTTTGAAATAATAAATACCAGCAGAAGCTTTATCTGATATAACAATCTTTTCTGCAACATCCATTACTATACCTTTCTTACACCTAACATAGCTATGATGTGGATTAGTAGAATTGAAAGTAACTAAGCATCCATCAAAAGACCTCGAAAACTTTATAAAGTCAGCAAAGTCCCATTGTAGATACTGGTCACAATTAGCAATAACCAAATCATCATCATTATCTATAAACTCCTCAGCTAATAACACAGTACAAGCTGCTCCTTCCGTTAGCTTATCAACAACAACTATATCACCTCTACCATCTAAATAATCAGCCAATCCCATATCTAAATGTTCTTTTAGTGCTAAAAAGATAAAATTAGTATCTAAGTATTCTGTATCTAATGAGTTTATAACTCTTTCAATCATTGGTTTGCCACATACATCAATTAGTGGTTTAGGAAGTTCATATCCTTGTTCTTGAAATCTAGCACCAGCACCAGCCATTGGTATCACTACATTTATCATTTTTTTCTCCTCATTGTTCTAATAACAACCTTATAAACATTATATTCTGTTCACCAACATCACTACCTATGTAATTGACTTTACCCTTACTCTTTTCTAAGTATTCTCTACAATATTTTCCAATCTCATAGTGAGCCCCACCTTTATTATGTCCAATTTGATTGCCAACAGTATAATCACCTAAACCATAATCAAAGAACTCTGAAATATGTCTCATCATTTCAGCACCTGATAAAAAGTATACATCATTCATTTCTGTTGGTCTTTGTTCACCAGCTATGTAAAGATTATTATTATCTAAATTATCAAAATCAAAATTGATTCCGAATGCCACATCAAATCTAGTAACCATATACCAATCATATTCTACCTCGCTATTCAAGGCTAATCTCAAAGCCTCACACTTAGAATACCATTGACTATACCTACTATCTAAAATGCCATCATCCTCACCTTTTTGCTTTTCTATAACATATTTTTTGGGTTTGTATGTTTTAAGTATTTCATCTTCTCTTTCAACATCCCAACTATGTATATAAGTATCAACATCTTTGTCTTGAATAAAATATTTTTCTAAGCTTTCATAGCCAATTCCAATCGGTAAAGGTTTTGAATCTTGCGAATCAACAGAACCTACTTTGAACTGATTCATATAACCGATATAGCCTGACATACACAGTGCTATCTTCATCCGTACAACTCCTCATATGTTCTTTCTATCCAGTATTGTTGATTTCTATCCTTCGGATTAGGTGGTATCGCATTGAAATGATAAACCCACCCAGCATCCAAATAGTATAACTTATCTTCCATCCAGTGTTGATGTTCTTCGTCTAATACAATTAGGTTCTTTCTCCATATGTCTTGTAAGTTATAACAATTTGGTAATATTTTCATATCAATATTATGTTTATCCAACATAAAATTTAGTATAGTTTGGTCTGTACCTGCTTGTACCTCAGCAATTACTTTTCTTATGTTTTCCGCATCACCTTCATAGTATTTTTTCATCTCATCAAAAAACCATCGATGTTCTTTATTAACAATCTGAAATCCACCATTTATGTATCTATGTGGCATTATTTTATGTCCATCAAATAGCTTAGCACCAAACTCTCTGATACTTCTTCCAGTCCATTCGTAGCAACCATCGTTCATAACTCCACAATACTTATTCTCCGACTCATCAAAGAAGTTAGGACAATCAGGATGGACAATCGTATCAGCATCTACCATTAATATTTGATTATAATCTATACTATTTTCCTCTAAGAAATCAAATAGATAATACCTTTGCCAAGTAATCTTCATATAGTCTACTGGAAACAATAAATCTTCCCATACCAGTAATTCACAGCCATTCTTATCACAAAAATATTTCCAGCTATCAACTGAATATTGATAAGAATCATTTCTACCATCACCTATTGTGATATTTGGTATAAAGACTATATTCTTCATTTTTTACTAATTACTAATCCACATTCCCTAAAGTAAAGATAGTCTATATCAGTACTCCAAAAGGTACTCAATGCGTGTTCAGGTGTTTCTACTATGGGTTCTCTGTCATTGAAGCTAGTGTTCAATACTAATGGAACTCCTGTCTTTTCATAAAACTTAGTTATGAATGAATGATACCATTCATTGTCCTCTTTCTTTACAGTCTGTAATCTAGCACTGTTATCAAAGTGGACGACTGCTGGAACCTTATCTACTTTGTCCTCTTTCCATTTTAGACAAAAACTCATATAAGGGCTGTCTATATCGTGTTCAAACCATTCTCCAACATGCTCTCTCAATATAGATGGAGCAAATGGTCTAAACCATTGTCTATGCTTCACCTTTTCATTTACAATGTCTTTATTTCTTAAAGACCTCGGGTCTGCTAATATACTTCTATTACCTAAAGCTCTTCTGCCTGACTCTGAGCCACCACCAAAAACAGATACTATTTTTTCGTTTATCATCTCATCTATAATAAAGTCATCGTTTTGAGTAAATATTACCATACCATCTTTATTTTTCTGATACATATTTTCTACAGCATTTGCTATTTCTTTTTCACTATAAGTCTTACCAAGATAAGGTGTGGCATTCTGTACACTATTATATATTCTTGGATTATCAAGAACATCGTGATAGATATATCTAGCTGAGCCAATTGCTAGCCCAGCGTCATATGGTATTGGGTCACAAAATACATTTATGCCAGGATACCAATCGAACAACTTACCAACAAAAACACAATTCAAAGAAACACCGCCTGATAAACATAGATTCTTTGGTTTATGTTCTTCCATCAACCTATCAAATATAGACTTCAAAACATCCTCAGTTGATTGTTGTAAAGCAGCGGCTATATGAAACATTTCTTGTTCATCAGACTTTGCTAACTCAGATAATTGTTTCCAAGCTGCAGGTAGTTTCTGTCCTTTATTCGGTACATGCATATATTTGAAGTGTTCAATATATTTATCAGCATTTCCTAAAGCAGCCATACCCATTACAGTTCCTTGTTGGGATGGGCTTCTATGTGATAGACCAAATATTTTTACAGTACATCCACTCCATATGCCACCTAAATGTAGAACATTCGGATCCCAAATCTCTACCTCTTCTATTTTATTGTCCTTACCATTCCATACTGTAAAACAAGTTCTCCAATGCTTTTCTTGTACCGTACTATAATCTAATCCACCACCATCGATAGTGACTATCAAAGCCTCTTTGAAATCACTACTATAAAAAGCATTAGCTGCGTGTGATTGGTGATGTCCTGGTTGAATCCATTCTTTACCAAGAGTCTTATATTTTTCAAATGACTTTTTATATGTCTCCTCTCTTTTACTACCAATACAATGTGTGTAATAATCTACATCATCAGCATCGTATGTATCAGAAAGAAACTCCATAGAGTCTCCCTCTGTGTCTTTTATTCTATTAAATCTTTCTAATTCATTATGTACTTTAGGTACACCATCTTCTAATATACCATAAGCAGCATCATGACCTGAACAAAACCCCGCTATCTTCATTTATATCAACTCCATTATTTGTTTTATAGTGAACTTTTTAGCATCCTCTGAAGAAAGTCCATCTGCTAATATCTTTTCATGCAAATTCTCACCTTTTCCTAAACCAATAACTTCTGGTTTTATATCTTTGTCCTTTGCGTATTTGTTTATCATCGCTTGTAATAAATCTCCCATAGACATAGATTTCATATCAGGAACATAAGGAGATGAATCAGAAGCATAATGCATACAACTCCATATCAAATCAACTGCTTGATCGATAGTCCAAAAGAATCTTGTAGCCTTTGGTTCTGTAATTACTGGCGTCTCCCCTTTTTGTAATAAGTCCTTCCACTTACATAAAACTGAGCCAGTAGAGTATAATACATTACCATATCTCACTATTCTAAATTTTGTTTTTGGAAAGTTTGTTTCGAATTGTCTGTATAAAGCTTCCATCAGAAACTTAGAAGCACCATACACACCTGATACTATAGCTGCTTTATCTGTACTGATACCTATGTTGAAATCCAGACCATACTCAGCAGTTAGTTCTAATAAGTTTAGAGAACCAATAGTATTAGACATAATACATTCACGACTCTGTGTTTCAGCAATACCCACGTGTTTGAAAGCTGCTAAATGAAATATACCATCAACTTGTCTAACTGCTTGTTGACAATTGAATCTATCAGCAATATCACCTGTAAGAAAATCTATGTATGGTAGTTCTTGTTTTAGCTGAATAAGTTTACCTTCATCTCTAGCCATAGTAAGAACTTTACCACCTTTTTCGTGTATCCTTTCAATAGTTTTCTTTCCAAGAAACCCACTACCACCAGTTACCAAATATGTTTTACCTTTATCAATTGTAATCATTTTTTTCTCCTAATAATCACTAAGCTTTAATCTATTTACTCCGATTTCATTTACCAAATCGTAATTTTCTTCTTCAGGTCTAGCCTTATACCAAGCCTTTGTTCTAGTCTCATTGAATGAATCCTTACATAGCATCGTATACATAAAAACTCTTCTATCTTTATTTACATGCGGTATTCCGTGATTTGAAAATTCTGAGTTTTCAAATATAACTACCCTATTGAATTTTGGTTCTATCTGTTTCCAACACTCTTTCATATCATCTGTCCAAAACTCTAAATAACCTGTATCTTCTGGCATCCATCCTTTATTCATATAACCAACTACAGTTATTCTTTTCTCTAAGTTTAGATGTGGATGTAATCTAGCATCACTATGTACCAATTGAAACCCATCTTTCTTTATGTATCGTAAGCCACTCCATTGTCCAATCTCATTATAATCATCAGGTAATAAATTATCTACACCAGTAACCTTTGTCATCCAATCAACACTTTCTTGAGTCTGAAATTTTCTAAATACATCACCCCATTTACCAGGCATATCTTCTACTTTACTAATACCATAGTTATTTGGTTCAAGCAAATTATCTTTATCAAATATTTTATTTCTGAATTTATACCATCTATTATCTTCTACAGGTGGTATGTAATTGTATAACTCTTCAGCTAATTTCTTATTGAAGAAATTATCAACAACCACGTATCTGTAATGTTTCCATTCATAATTGAACTTTTTGTTCAAATCTTCAAAATTTACTTTTCCTAATATATCCATTACTGTTTCCTACACCAATCACCAAGATGTTTCACTGGTGGTATATGATTTACATCTCTCCACTGTCCATACACAAAGCATCCCCATCTTTTGTGAGTTCCTTTTTTACCTAATAGTTTCACATCACGTAGTGCTATCTGTTGTAACTCTTTCTCTAAATGACTCGTACCCTTAGTTTTATTTGTCCAATATTGTAAATGTAATGGTTTGTAGAAATTCCTACACTTACTAATCTTAGCTATGTGTGGATTGCCAGAATAAAATGTACATTGAGTTAGCGGTAAATCTATTTCATCTTCTACCTCAAAGTGTCCACCATCGTGTCTATCCCAATGTGAAGGACCATCAGGACCCATATAAGAATGTGGAAACCTGACATAATTGAAATGTCCATACTCATCCATCTTATCTAGTATAGATTCAGTTGGAATGTTTTCCGTAAATTCCCAATCATGTTCTAAAAATAAAAAGTAAGGTGTATCACAATTATCTATCATATGCCACCAATTACCACGCATTAGTTCTTGTCTATCCTCTACAATATCAACATTTATGTGACTAAACTCATTGACTAATCTACTCTGTATATTATCATAGTATTGTTTGAAAAGTTCAGGATACTTATCTTCCATAACCTTATCTATGTAAAGATAATATTTAGCGTTACCAAGTCCAAGCTTTTCATGCGAACTCTGTATCGTATCGAATAACATAGTATTTTCTAAATATGGGTCTGTGACAACATTGACAATATGTGTCATAACCATAACCGATATTCTATCTTCTATCATTATTACCTCAAGTTACTATTTGCTTGAAAGCCGGTTTTTATACCCACTTCAAATGGAAAATTATTTATTTGTAAATAATGATGTAGTGGAGCTTTATATTGTTTATTCTTCAGTTCTACTGATAACCATAAAAACTCCTGTACCAAATCTTTATCTAAAAATGGATACCTCGTTTCTATGCCAAATGAACCAGCAACATACTCTTCTTTATTCAAGTATTGTATCTGTGTTCCGTCATAGAAACTATGCCAAGGAAAGAATCCTTCTAAGTCTTTTGGAAACTTACCACCAAAGGAACTATGATCATAAATTTTATCACCATTGAATCCGTAATCAGATATAATCTCATCTGCACCTTGTCCTGAAAAGTATATCTTCTGCTCTCTTTTAGCAGCCCTATCACATATAGCTGCTAATCCAACAGAAGCCTTATCATCTTTAATATTATAATTCTTATACATATCCTTATATGTAAACTCTTCACAATAGTCTTTATTCCCAGCAAAAAGTTTATCATATTCTAACTTAGTCAAATGTATTATCTCACCATCATCTACAAGATTATGTCTAGCTTTGATTATATCAGGATTCTCTCCACTCATTATAGTATATGCTGTATACTTTTTTGATTGTTTATTCAACTCACAAGTAATAGCACCACTATCGTAACCAGCACTCAAGCCTAAAAACATTTCCTGTTTTGTATTTTTAGTTCGTTTTTTTATTGAGTTTTGAAATGCTGTAACCCAATCGTCATAATTATCTTTGTGTTGTACGATATCAAACTCTACTAATTGTTTTGAGCCTATCTGTTCCATAGTACTTAGCTTGAAATTCCAAACATAATTACCCAACATTTTAAAACCATTACCATATCCACACATTTCTACGGAACTCTGATAAGAGCCCACAGCAAATTCATTACCACTACTTTGTATCCAAAGTGGTTTTGTAGCAAAGGTATCATTTACCAAAATCAATTCATCTTTTTCAAAGTCAATGATTACTATAGCAAACTCACCATCTAACTTCTTTGCGAAGTCCATTCCATATTCTCTGTAAAGTGGTAGAACACACAATACATCACTCTTATAGTCTCCAAAGCTTTTATAATTATATATCTCGCCATTCATAACACATACTAAATCACCATCTACAATTGGCTGTGGCGTTGATTCTCCTGTAATCTGTAATAAGTTATGAAGCACCTTCACTCCATTTACTTCAATTACTTCAGTTAAATCAGGACCTCTTTTTTGTGAAAAATAATTGGTGTTTTGTAAGTCTATGTTTTTATTTGTTATGGTAAAACTACACATTATATAACCTCATTATGTATATAAGTATCACGCAATCAACTAAAATCAAAATATTTTTTTATCAAATCCGAAAAATTTGGAGACTCTATAAGATACTTTCTCAACCTAGCATCTATCTTTCTATCTACTGTAGCACTCTTCAAATGAATAATATATGTATCGTTACTAAATTCAGTTTCATGATGAGTACTGACTAAAATTCTGTCAATGTCTCCTATATTTACCAAGTGCCTGTTTTCATCAGCAACCTCACTCAATGATGGGCTTTCACGAGGAATATTAGTTGGTTTAGTTGCTATCCTATCAATCCACCGTTTCATAAATTCATATGTACATATTCTAGGCTGTCCGATTACAAATGAACCTAAGTATGGCGTACCCGTATCTCTTTTACATAATTGTATATCATACTTATTGTCAATCAACGGAGACAAGTCTTTGACAAATATACAGTCACCATCAACCATTATCAATGGCATTTTAGTTGACTCCAAAAGATGTTTGAATATAATAGTTTTTGCTCCAACATTTTCTTGCCATCCTTTACCCCAAGCACCACCTTCATTGAAGTCTGTATCTAATCCTGAATCGTATATGAATACTTGCTCTCCTTTGCTGTAAAAGTAATCCTTTTGATATTCCTCCAGTCCAGTATCTACTATAAATACTTTATCCACTTTTGTCATATCATTATTTTCATACAATGAGTTTATCCATACTTTACCGAATGGAAAGTATGAAGAATTGAAAACTACCATTATATTATACATCTAAGTCTATCCTTTTTATCTTTTTATATGCTGGATTTGTATCCGAACATATATTCAACTCTATTTTATTTTCTTCTAAAAAGTAATGTAAGCCTTTTGTAGAGTCTATAACCATTTTTGTCTCTTCGTAACTCATACCAGCAGAGCCACCGACTGGTAACTTCTTCACATTTACATCGTCATATTCTGTTTTATGCCCGTCTTTACCATCAGCATAGAAATGGTCGTATCTTACAAACTTTTTACCTTTATCCTCTTCATTCAAAACTCCTATATCCCATCCTATAGTTACAATCTTTTTACATCCAGCATACAATGCTATCGGTAATCCACTTTCGTACATTATGCCAGAACCCCAAGGTCTTTCAAAGGAGTTTTCAATTAGTAGACTTTCGAAGTCTCCTTTATAAGCTATTGTATTTTCATAACCACCCCAGTTTCTTGTGAGCGGCAACATAAAGTCACATCTCATATTATTTTCAATGAGATAATGAGGTTGATTTTGCATAAATACTATCCAAGAAACTATTGTTGATTCATTGTATTCATAATCTTTATAGTTACAAAAATTCATAAGATGTATATCTGTAACATCAGAATATAAATCATACATCTGTTTTATTCCGATTACAAACTTATCAGATAAAAACTTTCTTAGTTTTTCTTCATCATGCTTTCTAAGAGAAGGACCTGGAGCAACTATGTAAGCAGTCTTATCATTGTAACGATTCTGTAAGCACTGTAATCTACTGAAAGACTCGTCTGATTGTAACATTTCCTGTCTAATATCTTTAGTTCTATCTAACACTCTCTAATCTCCTCGCAAATTTTTGACATTCATCATTGAAGTTAGCTTCAGCAACCTTCAAAAACTCTTTCTTCATAACATTACCACCATCACCAAGTGTATTATCGCTAAGCATCTTTACATATGGATTCTCAAACTTATACTTTTTATTCTCCATAGTTATTATATTCTCAATAACATATTGCTGTATGTCGTACTTTTGTTGTAACATATGTTGACAACAAGTAGCTACAAACGTATCATCCAATCCATAGCCAGGAAAGGTATCAGGAATATCTACCAGCTTCAATAAATTAGAAGAGAATGTCGTAAATAGTCCACCACCAAATTTAATAGTAGGAATTGGTTTTATATTTACCTCATCTAAGTAATCAAAGCACTCTTTATCTAAAGCATAATGATCATATGATTTCCAAATAAAAGAATCAAATCCATAGTCTAACCATCTATCATTTGAAATTACATCCCAACTAGCATCCCATAACTTTAATATTTGTGGATTTATAATATGATACTCATTGTTTACTTGGTCTATACTTCTGAATATATAACTTAGCATATAAATTGGAAAGAATATATCGCAATCCATATAAGTAAAGTGTGATGTTGTATCAGCATACTTTCTAATACTATTTCTTCTCTTATCATTACAACCAAGAACAGAATTATCATCGACTATATCGAATATATTTTTATGACTCCAATCAGCCTTTCTCTCCATCATTTCCCATTTTGCCACAAAGTATTCCTTTGGGATTTTACTATTTTCCCAATTTGTTAATTTATCTGATAGATTCAATGTAGCATCTAATACTACCTCATCACCCTTTTCTAAAAAATGAGCAGACCTATGTAAGTGATCAAGCATTCTATCAAAGTCATCTATTTCTCTTGGTAAACAATGTGATATAATATGTAGTCTAGCCATTTATAGTATCCTCAGCATATTTATAGAACAACTCTATTCCCTTTTCAATTGATATTGTAGGTTTCCAATCAAGTAATCTCAACTTCTCATTGTTACCAGTACAACCAAATTGGTCTCCATCAGGTGAACCGATATTCTGTATGTCGAATTCCTCTTCATCCCTGCCACTGTTCTCTATTAGAGTTTTTATGATGTTTCCTATTGTTATTTTATTCATGCGACAAAGATTATATACTTCGCCATTCGTATCTTTTTTAAGTCCAAGTAACAGCGCATTGATATTATCATCTATATAAATTAGACTTCTGTATCTATCCAAGCTACCAGTAACTTTTATAGTATTGCCCCTCACAACCTGATTGGCAAATGCAGCAACAACTCCTTGCCTCTCAACATGCAAATTCTGTCCAGCTCCATATGTGTTAAACACTCTGAATATTGTATAATCAATTCCATATTGTGAATATGATTTCAAACAATACTCTCCGTACAACTTTGATAAAGCATAATTTGATAATGGATTCAATTCTGCCTCTTCATTTACACACTCACCTTCACCATAAACAGCCATTGTAGATGTGTATATTATCTTCTTCACATCCATATGCTTAGCAAACCTACATACATTCAAAGTTCCTTTTACATTCCAATCCACATCCAATTCAGGCTCAACCATAGACCTATGTCCATATGATTGTCCAGCAGTATGGTATATAACATCAATCGGTGTATTATATAATTGTTGAAAGTTATCGTATACTGAAATATCAAATTGATGATCAGCACCCCATATTTTATCAACTGTAACTACATTATGTCCTAGCTCTATGAGTCTTTTAGTTAGAGCCTTTCCAATAAAACCATTACCAGTAACCAATATATTCATCTAAGCTGGGCCTTGTCCATTATGCTCCTTCCAATATTCTGACCAAGATGTGAACCTCACACCCTTATCATCAATATATCTAACAGCCCTTGGTTTTTCAGCAGTAACCTTCGTTACAAATTTATCCATATCATGCTTTTTCAGCCACTCCCAAACTAATTGAGTACCAGTCTTTCCATTGATAAGTCCTCTATCTGGTTTAGCCTTTGCTGTAAAAATAACAACATCATAATTTTCTGATAACTTTTGCAGTGATGTTCTGGCACCCTCTATCGGTTCGTCATAGACTGTACCATCATAATATCCTTTAGAATTTTTATGAACTACACCATCAAAATCTACAGCAATATTCTTTAGTTCATCAGGAAAACTGTGTTCTCTTATTTCACCATTAGTATTGTAATGTGCAATATCTTCAGGCCTATTACCACCTATTGGCGGACATACCTTTCCACTTCCGTGAGTCAATTCGTATTGTAATAATAAAGATAATACTTCGATAGTGTGATAATATTCACATTCTGCCACAACCTCTGTTAGATTAGGAACTCTATCCACTAATGGCTTTGCTGTTAGACAAGCCATTGGTATGTCGTTTGAATAACACCATTGAAATGCTTTTATCAAATCTCTAGATGTACCTGATGATGAAAATCCTAAGACTAAAGACCGCTTTTTCTGTTCTTTAGTTTTTGTCGAAGTAACCATCTTCAACCATTGATGCATCCAATGGTCAAAATCAGTATCATTTATTAGTGATGTAACCACTGTAGCACTATCTGGACACACAGCATTCTTAGTACCATTACTAAGTCTTGATATGTCTATTGCTGAATGACTAGCAACTGCTAAATTACCACCATGCCCTAAACAATAAATGTCATCAGCGTTGTTAAACTTTTCTTGCATTTCAGACCACTCATCTGAGTTTACTACATTGTAATATATCTGTTCAATGTTTTCGATATCTAGCATTATTACTCCTTTATATTTTTATAAATTGCTTCGGCGATTTGCCAATCAAATTCTGTGTCTATATCTGTAGACTCTATTTCATCAAGTGTTATAAAACCAGGATTGTCACCAACCAATCCAGCCTTTTGAAACATGACATCTTTATCTATAATAGATATACCATAAGTTAGTTTTACGATATCTGGTAAGTCTTGACTGTTTGGTACATCGTCTAAATCGTAGTTTATAGGTTTACCATCTAACCATAAATGATTTTTTACCTCAGCAACCGAAGTTACACTATCGAATCCACCACAATAATAGTCTATAGCATCTTGATGTGATTTTACAGTTACGAATGGAGCACATACTGGTGCTAAAAATACGATATCCGTTTTCGTTGTTTCAGCTATGTTTTTATGAAACTCACTATTTGTTGCTTTAGAACTCGCATAATACTCATCTCTTTTATGAGTCTTTGTTCCGTATTGTCTACCAATAGCTAACATATCATCACAATCTGAATTTACTAATATCTCATCTATTCCATTGATTTGTAAAAGCACTTTCAGTTTCATCTCAAGTAAATTAGATTCACCAAATGGTTTTATATTTTTATTGGGAACTCTCTGAGAACCTTTTCTAACTGCTACAACTGCTGTAATCATAATTGTCCACCATTTATATCAATCGTTGTTCCAGTAATATAAGAAGCCCCATCTGAGCATAAGAATACTATTGGATTTACAACCTCATCTATTTCAGCAAGTCTACCCATTGGTATTACTTCTTCTAATTTTTTTATCTCTTCTTCTGTTACTGTTTTCAATAACATATCCGTTTTGGTTTGACTTGGACAAACAGCATTCACATTTATACCACGACCAGCAACTTCAAATGCCACTTGCTTAGTCAATCCTATTATACCAGCCTTACTAGCCGTATAATGTACACCACTGGTATAGCTTCTGTGTCTACCCGCAATCGAAGAAACATTTACTATCTTACCACCATCAGGCATAATATCTAAGGTCTTTTTTATTATGTAATAGTATCCTCTAAGATTCACATCCAATACTTCATCCCACTCATCAAAACTAACATCCTCTATTTTGTTTGAGTAGTTTATAGCGGCTACATTGACTAAAATATCTACTGATTCAAAATCAGAAAACCATTTATCAATATCTTCTTTTTTAGATATATCACAATTAGATGTATTTATACCAAAAACATCAGCACCCTTATGAATAAACTCATTATATACTCCCCTACCTATTCCTCTAGAAGAACCTACAACAAGTACAACCTTATCTTCAAAATTATACATACACGTGTTCTACATCTGGTTTTGTTATAGCATATCTAGCACCAGGACCATTCACACAAGTGATGAGATGTGGTACTTTTTTTGGTACGACTATTATATCCTTAGCCCATACCTTTTTGGTTCCTTGTCCTTCAATCCACCATTCCCATTCTCCATCAAGAATCACCCAATTTTCATCAGCGTTAGGGTGGTAATGTTTTCTATTACCTTCGCCTGATTGTTGGTTTATTATTACACCACCGAAAGCTTCATTGTAAGCAATCCTTACAGCCCAAGAATTGTAAGCCCCAAACTCTGTTCTAAGTTCGTCTAAGTTTGTTGTTGTGGCATTCTGATATTTTTCTAATTGCTCCCAGCTAATGTCCTCTAAACCATCATCCTTTAGAACCTTTACTACATCTGTTTCTGAATTCATTATAACCCCACTATTGGTTTCTTTGATTGAGCATCCCAGTGATGTACTGGAATACCTCTTTCTCTAATTTCTGTCCTTATTTTTTTAGTTTCATCTCTTTCTTTATGAACCTTCTTTCCATGAAACTCAGCATATACAATATCTATATAATCTATTGAGCCATCTTGTATCATCTTAGGTAACACTTCATACTCAGCACCTTCAATATCCATCTTCATTATTATGTAGTCATCTTTACTAAAGTTTTCTGTAATCCATCTGCTGATATCAACTGACTCTACTGTTATGGGATTATCAAAATCTAAGTTACCACGAGTCTTTCCGTGTATCAGAGACGAAGAAGCAGCATGACCTAAATAAAAGTCTTGCGTACCATCTTCTATCCAAACTGCTTTGTTATGAAAAGTTATACCATCTGTACTTTGTAACACTTCTGTAAATCTTGGGTTACATTCAAATGAAATTATTTCATACTCATCGCTGTTTGGGTACTCTTCTCTGAACTTCTTTACTGATATAGCTGCATGTGCGCCTAAATCTAAAAATACTTTTCTCATTTCCGTATATTCATTTCCTTACTAAAGTTCTCATTGTAAAACATATTTTGTTTAGTCTGCTTTTCTATAGTTTTTGGATGGTATAGACTCAATGCTTCTTGTGGTGGTAGGTGAGCATATGTTTTTATTCCTGTAATATATTCATGTAGTGGTCTAGTCCATCTTATAGATTCATCTCTTCTAAACACACGAGCTTGATAATCAGGATAGTTCACCCAGTTCTTTTCTGTAACTCTCCAACCCCACTTCTGTATATCTTCTTGTGCCATACCCTCTACTGTATTTACTCTTGGTATCCACATCAAATCTACATTATCATTCATTTCTATTATTCGTTTTATTTGAAGTAATAAAACTTTATGTGGGTATTCATCAGCATCTATATGAAAGATATAATCACCACTTGACTTTTCTATAACTGAGTTTTTTTGAGCAGCAAAGTCACCGTTGAGTTTTCTATCATAGACTATCATAGACTTATGAACACCACTAAACTTTTTAGTATAGACATCCAATTCAGACCGTACAGCATCATCATCACCATCTACACAAACAACTACCTCATCATCGTCATCCATAGTTTCGTATATAACTTCTAATAACCTCTTTAGTTCTTCAGCCTCATTGTGGACTGTAATACCGTAACTAATTTTCAAACTTACCCTCTTCTAATAAATTTATTGTATATGGTTTGATAGTTATCGGTTCAAGATATACTGTCATACCCCTAACTTTATTCCAGTCATATGTTCTGTATCCACCAGTAAGCATCCCACCTCTTTTTGAACTTTTAGTAAAATTTTCTACATAACTTTTTATTCTATTGAAGTCTCCTTGAACTCTTCTTTTAGAAGATACTCCACCTATGTCTACTCTTATGATTGCTTCATTTGATTTTGTCTTTCGTAATAGTACTACAGTACCTAACTTTTTCATTTCTTTTAGAAAGTTATCGGATTGAAATGCAGTTACCGGCATATTTCTACTCTCTATTTTCAAGCCAACAAGATGTTTATTATTAGTACCATCTTTTTTAGAATATGGTATCTGTACACCCATTACAAGTATACTATGTAGTTTCAGTTGTCCTTTAGTTCTGTACCTAAATGATATTATATCACCCGCACCAACTTTACCCCAACTCGTTTGCTGTCTCATTGACAATTACTCCCATAGCTTGACAAGCTTTCATAAATTCAAATTGACCAAACTTCTGAGGATTTTCTATGTCCAGTCGCTTATCCATGCCATCATATTTGTCTCTATCTTCTTCCTCGACATCTACAACTGAAGCATAGTTCCAATACCAGTCAGTAGGAACTCCTTCAGGATATATGATGCCCTTTTCACCCATATTGATTACAGACGGAAACCAGACAAGTCCTTTTTCATCATCAATAACTTTTAAGTCATTCATTAGTTCTGTATTATTAGAAACCATCTCTTCTAAATGTAAACTATCTAAAGCAAAATTGCTGTTAGTAGTCATTCCACAATCAAAGCATAAATAGGATTCAAATGGTTCGCCTTTGATTTCTGTTTTTTCTACAACACATTTATCTGATAAGTCCATGCATACAGGACATTTTGTTTTTTGTTCCATACTACACCTTTTTTAGTTTAGGAAGTTTCATTTTATTTGGCTTACCGACTTTCTTCAACTTAGGTAAATTCAAACTAACTGCTTGTGGTTGTTCTTCAAACTTAGGTAAGCGATTATCTAATATACTACTAAATTCTACTGTCATAGCATCCAATGAGAATTTAGACTTATTCGCAATTGCCTGCTTCTTTGAGGGCGAAGCATACTTTTTATAATTCCTAAAAATGTCATTTATATACCTAGCAGCCTGTTGATAGTTTACAGTAAACCATTGAGCGCCCTTTACCAACATTTCTTTTGGTAATGACGATTCGTCCACATCAGTTAGTACGCCTGGTAGCAATACTGAATGTTGTTTGTTTAGGAAGTCTACATGACCACTCCAAGCAGAAGCAACAACAGGCTTTTCAGACATACTAGCTTCTAACAATGGTCTTCCAAATCCCTCTCCATGCGTAAATGTAATATGAGCTTTTACTTTCGGGTGATTATACAGCCCATTCATTTCTTCATCTTCCAAGTCACCATGCAACAGATAAACATTAGGTAATATACTGTCTCTACCAACATCATCTTTTATCATATTAATTTTATCAATCATCTGCTTTCTATCTGTAACAGAAAATGTAGCACCACTTGTTTTTAGTATTAGTCCTGGAGCATTCTTTTGATTTTTGAATGTCTCTAAGAATACTTTTAGTAGCATACTCAAATCTTTTCTGTCATGCCCAAAATTACCTTGTAACCAATGACCAACAAATAAAAAGTTCCAATCGTTTTCTACTTTATCCATCTTCTCCAAAAGATATTCAGAAAACTTATTTGTTTTTTTATAGATTGAAGTATCAGTACCTTCAAACAAAACTTCCATTGGCTTAGTAAGCTTTACTATTCCTACTTTCTGCTTACTTTTTTCATCTATCTTCTCATACTCGACCTTTTCAAATCCATCCTTTACAAATTTTGATGGTACTAAATTTAAGTCCATTCTGTTCAGACCCTCTATCCACTCTGGTTTAGGAAGAGTATTTTCTATACCAGCAGTAATTCCTATGTTGTATTTACCTATTGGCTGAAATTCATTTGGGACACTAATATGGATATGAATTTCAGGTTGTCTTTCTAACTTTTGTTCTGTGAGTATCAAATCGATAATTTTCTTATCCTCAACATCATTTGCACTCAAAGCATTCAATGGACAATTACCCCATCTCATAGAATTTATTTTGATATCAAACCTATCCATAGCTATCAAACTTCTAACTATATCTCTACTATGTGAACCATATCCACTTCTTGTAGCAACAGGTCCTGTAACTAATAATAATGGCTTCATCTAACCCCCAAACTCTTTTATCATTTCTTTGCTTCTATCATACTTTCCATCTAAATCACTCATATCTAAATACCAACCCTTTTTACCATCTATGCCGACATTTATATGAGCAACAATCAGATTAGCTAAATCTTCATTACTTACCCTTTTCCTACCAGTATTATATTTATCTAATATATTTTTTATTAGTTTTTTCATATTTAGTTCCTATACTTTGTGCATCTCGTATCTACTACGAGGTGTCCATTTATCTAATGCGTTATCCATATGTTCTATAAATAAGTTAGACATAGCAGTTGCTGACATACTAGCATCGTCACTCATAACAAATTCATGACCTAACTTACCACATCTTTGTCTTTCTTTATCTCCCATATCATACCACTCTTTTAGAGCATCAGCAAAATCTTCTGCTTTTGGTCTGTCATCAAAAATATATGGCGTTGGTATTGAACCTTGTAAACTTCGATTGGATGGCCATACTGGTTTACACCACTCGCCCCAACTCAAATCATCATTGTCTTTCCATTTCTTATCGTCATGTAAAGTTTCAATCCAATCATAATCTTTATATGTTATAAGTTTATCTTTATATCTAAATCCACATTGGTCTTGTAACCCACCTGTAACATTTACTGATATTGGCGTACCACACATCAAAGATTCAGCAGTTCCTAAACCAAAGCCCTCATTGGAAGCCATATTGATTGTAACATCAGCCATATTATATAAATAACATAACTCCATATCACTTAGTCCTGAATGTGAGAATATAACATCATATTCCGAACAAATTGCTTCAACTACTGCTGGTAAATCTGTACCATTTGGGTCTTTGGGTGATGTGTGCATTACCAATAAGCATTTTTCAGCTTCTTTCTTTGGTAACATATCACAAAAATGTTTGTAAGCCATTATAACATCACCTGGTAGTTTTCTTCGAATATTTCTATTGTTCCAAAATACTATGTATTTATAGTCTTTACCCATAGTGACTTTCTTCTTATAGTCCAAATACTTTTTATACTCTTTATGAGCAGAATCAATTGAGAAAAACTTATTTTCGTTTATTCCGTGTGGTATGTAGGTAGAGTCCCAATCTGTTCTTGGTTTATTTGTACATACCTTCTGTACTATATTATGAGTTTGTTTACTGATATTCATAATCAAATCACAAGACTCATAGAATGGTTCGTTCCATTTTGGATAAGGTAAGTCGTCCCATATATTATAATAGAAAATAGGAATTTCTTGTCTTATCTCATGCTCCATTTGATACAACCAGTCCCAAAATCTAGGGTCTGTGTAATGGAGTATAGCATCTGGCTTTTCTAAATGCATAACCTGTCTGAGCATATCTTGATTTCCATAACCACTAACAGGATATAATCTAAGATAGCTATCTTTTATACCCATTTCTTTTTCTAATGATTCAGCCATATCAACAATCTTTCCCTCATCGGGATGTTTTATTGCTCCAGCAACTTGAGCCCAATCATAATGTTGTAGAGTCCCTATCACAAACTCACGAGACATAGTAGCAATACCACTATGCATTCTCAAATCATCTGCTAATAATAGAATCTTTTTCTTAGCCATGCAAAACCTCTTTTTTCTTTGTTACTTTCTTTTTTTTAGCTGGTTCTAATTTTGCTTCAATTTTTGACAACTTTGATTCTATTGATGATAATAAGTTTATCATAGAATTTAATACATTCTCTAAATCTTTCATTATAATCTACTCCCACTTGGTTTTAAATTTTCCCACTCGACTATTGTTTTTTTGAATGTCTCATCTTTCACATATAAGTCCATAGACCTATTGACAAGCTTTTGTAAAGTAAAGTTATCTTCTAAATTTGATATTTTAAATTTTTTATATAAATCATTCAACAACTTTACGGTAGTTAGTTTTACGTTATTCATAACTTTCTCCGTTTATATACATATATATAAATATACGAAACTAATTTATTATTACAACTTTTTTTTCTCTTTTTGTAGCTTCATGCAAAGCACTTTCAGTACCCTTTGAAACCACATCTTTTGGTAAGAAAGCAACCATTACATCACAATATTCAGCTATCTGTTTATTTCTATGGTGGTAATGCCAAGTAGCATATTTCCTACCATAGTTATAACTTTCTAAAACACAGTGCTGATTATATTGATAATGTTTTGGTGGAAACTCTGAGTAATTTACATCGAACTCTAAAGAATACTTTTTAGCATACCCATCAGCCCCATCTACTTGTCCACCACTTACAACCTCTAATTCATTACCCCACTTTTGTTTTAGTTTGAAAACGAACTCTTGAATTTTTCTACGATTAGTATACTTTCTACTGCCTACTATTGCTACTTTCATAGTCATTCCTTTTTTGTTTTTTTGGTTTTTCGCCAGAGCAAAATACAGCACAATCAGAAAATGATTTCAGACATCCTATCAGCTCTTCAGGTGCTGTGTAGTTATGTACAAATCTTCTACCATCTCCCATTTGAGTATCATCGTCTTTTTTTATTATATCATACCATATAAAATCATTAGCACCTAACATTGGCGTAGATTTTATAACTGTTCTGATATGTAATTTATCTTTATTATCATCAGCAAATCTTTGTATTGTATCTACATCTATTTCGCCCTCATTACACCAAAAGTTTAGAAAGAACGGCAATCTAATATGGCAGGTATCTATGTAGTTCATTATTAGTGCTTCATGATCAGTATTAATAAATTCTGATAGTTTCATTCGTAAAGATACTTTATGCATTATTTTACTCCCGCGTCACATAAATCGGTTTGATTAAAATCACACCACTTGCAATTTTTCTTTGACGCCTCTTTACTATAAGTATGTTCAATATTATATTCTCCTTCAGGAGTAAAGCATTCTTTAAGAAAAGAATCTAATCTTTGTACAACTTTATTTATCGATGGTTTACCATTAGCAGGTACAAACTTCTGAACTCTCTTTTGTGGAAAGTCTAAGTTCTCATATAACTTTCTCTTTACAATAAAGTATTCAACTTCTATTTTATCTAATGGATGATCATATTGTCTAGAATAAAATTGCTTATACAACAATAGTTGGTCTGTTTTATTTCTATCAGCTTTTTGCCACTTGTTCCAACCCATAGTAGATGTTTTGATATCATATATTTTGATTACATTTCTTACAGTATCTTTGATAACAATATCTAAGTATCCAATAAACTTTATATTATTTGGCATATCATAGTCTAACTTGACTTCAATTCCCAGTAACTCATATCCCTTTTTACTGAAATATTGTCCTCTCCTCTTCTTTAGAAAATCTAATATTTCTGTACCATGCACATAAAATTCCACCATATCCTTTTCAGTACAAAACATCTCACCACCATTTTGCTTGAGAGCAGACTCAAAGTTCTTCTTCATTCTCACTCTCAACAAATCTTCTAAGTCCAACGAATCGGCCTTTTTAGCAGTCTCTGTATACATTACATGCAAATATGTTTGTATTACTTCATGCATCGAAGTTCCAAAGAGTGTATGTATACTCTCTGTAAACTCTCTGTGTCCATCCACATACGCTGTTTTCCATCTATGGGGACATTGTGCCCACATTGAATATTGACTATAACTTATTCTTTTCATTAGTCCATCCACTTTCCGTGTTTTCTAAAATGCCATAGTCTATGTGTAAACATCTCCCACAGCAAACCAAATAGAGTATCCGATTCATATACTCCAGCTTTACATTCATATTTATACACTACTTACCCCACTTACCATTCTTTACGATTGTAGCCATAATACCATAGTTAGATACATCTAAGTAAGCATCTTCCATTGGTTCACCTTGTACTGCATTATCTCTACCACTCATTAGTAAAGTTTTTAGTCTTTGTATTTTATCGTTCATACGAAACCATAAACCAGTAAGTGCTAGATGTACTTCTTCTTCGGTCTGTAATTGTGTTCCTACGGAAATATTACCAGGACCATAATCATGTTGCTTTTTTAGAAACAATTCGTATTGCTCTCTTTGTAACCTACGGAACTCTTTAGTCATTTCAGGCCATTCTTTCTCCATCTGTTCGACTATAGGATGCTCTTCTGTATAAGATACACTTTTTGATTCTTTTATATTCTTCATGTATTCCTCATTTTCCATGCATGATCTTACACATTTTTACTGTATAAGTCAAGCTTTTTTATTTGTCTTTTGATTTTTTTATTTAGATAGTAAGTATAAATATGTTTTGGTTTTCTCTTCTTCCAAAATATATTTTCATCGCCAGCATCGTATCGTCTTTTTATTTCTCTGCTATATGGTCTGTGTATTTGATTCATAGACCTACTATGCATTTCTTTACCATCAACTATCAATACTCTAGCACCAGCAGTTTCTCCTAAATAATCAAAGTTACTAGCTTTATATATTACACCTGAATGTCCATGGTGTTGGTCAGCAAAAGAAACTACAACTTCTTTATCAGTATTTTGTTTTAGCCATCTAAGAGTCTTACCTATAAAGTAACTTTCTGTATTGGTTGGTGTGTCATCGATACAACACAATCTTCTTAGTTCTAAACATCTATTTGGATTGATTGGATTATACTTTTCAGCAGTTGCTGGCATTGATGGGTGTGCGTACATCATAGCCCCAATCATTTTTGGTAACCCAAACGTACCCTCACCATATAACCCAAAGTGATATAAAGATTGTACACCATTTACATTATGTGAGTAATGGTACTTCTCTATAAATTGAACTAAGGATTTTCTAGGTATTTCCTCTACAGCAAAATCCCTTACAGACACTATATAAGTCCTAGCTTCCTTACTTCTTTTTCTTCTGTACCATATTTGAATAGTACATCAGCTATCTCTGTTTGCCCACCAGCAGTCATTTCTAATACTTCGACAGCAGATACTGCTTGTTTTATACTTACTTGCATATCCTTAGCAATTATTTCATAAACCCATTTTGGATACTTCATTTTCTTATCTCCTTTGATATATTTTAGCCATTGTCTCCCCTTTGGAAAAATATTAGTATATAGTTTATACACAATTTCAGGCTCTAAATTATACTTTTGAACCTCATTCACTATGTCTATCCAATCCACCTTCATAGATAGAAAGCGATTCACCATATAATTAGACCAAGACTTTTTATCTTCATCGGATATATCATTCCAATAATTTGGCTTTTGATGATCAGTTATTTGTTTTATGTGGTCAAATAGTGATTTAGCCTTCAGAGCTTTTGTCTTTGCCATCTGCAAATACCTCTCCACAATTACCACAACTAAATACTTGAACAGGTACTATAGCTTCTTGACCAGTCGGAGACATTAGTGCTGATATTCTCTTTAGGAAGTAGCTTTGTATGTAAGAATAATTACCACATTTACATACAATATTTTCTGCTTGTGACAAATCAACAGTAACCTGTTGTTGTTGATTTCCACCTATAGGTTTCATTGGCTTCATACTCATTATATTACCTCTAATATTCTAGACTCTTTTACAACCTTTACTTCAAATATGGATGGGCTATCCTTTAGATATTCATTTATCTTTGCTTCAGCTACACTAACAGCATCACAATCAACAAGATAATTGCGTCTTACTTTTTTTTCTTTTACACCATTCTTTGTCTGTATCTCCTCTACAAACATAACTTGTACTTCGTAATACATTCGTACTCCTATTTTATTATTGTTAATAATTTTACCATTGTAGCCATAAAGTTTATCTCTTTATCCACTACGACTATATCATCTCGCTGCCCTTCTGCTAATACTAAAATTGATTCAGCAGTATGTCCACTAGCCCAGTCATCTAACGTATCATATAACAACCTGAATCCATCAGAGAAATCAGTAACTTGACTGTCTGCTAATAACTTTCTTATCTTTTTGAAAGCATCCTTCTTATTATCATTTTTCAATATTTCAATCAATGTTAGTTTATAATCATTCTCCATCAATGCCTGTTCATCGATAACTAACAAACCATCTACCACTTGCCTTTGAGCAGAATTTATAACTCTACGGATATCAGGATACCCCGCATTTACCAAGCTAACGACATCATCCATCTTACAAGCAACTTCTTCTTCTTTCAATATATTGTTGAGATGAACAGCAACTTCTTTCTTTGATGGTGGTACAATCTGAAATGATTGACAGCGACTTTGTATCGGATCAATTATTCTTTCTACAAAGTTACAAGTCAATATGAACCTACAATGTTTAGAGAAAGTCTCCATAAGGTTACGCAAAGCGGCTTGAGCGTTAGGTGTAATGTAATCACACTCATCTAATATTATTATCTTCATATCTTTGAATCCAATTGTAGAAGCAAAGTTACGAACCTTATTACGAACTGTATCTACACTATTCTCATCTGAAGCATTTATATATAGATAATCACATTCTATGCTATTTACCAACATCTTTGCTAATGTGGTTTTACCAGTACCAGCCTTACCAAATAATAATAAATGTGGCATATCACCACTTTTCAAATAAACATCTACCTTACTCTTTAGATGTTCATTACCAATATAGTTTTCTAATTTTGTTGGGCGATATCTCTCAACCCATAAACTATGTTCTAATCTTTCCATTTGTTATTTTCCACTGTTATTTTAGTTATTGTAACATCATGTACATAATTCTTAGGATAATCCATCATCGGATGTTTCATCATTTTTTTGAAGTGTCTATTTTCTCTTTTATTACCAAGAAAATAAATGTATCTATGTTTACTAGCTTCTTTCTTCAACCAAAAGTCTCTTCCAATTGCTTTCTTTAGATTCTCTGGTGCAGCTGAACCATATTTAGAATACACACTTCTACTATGCATCCAATCATCATCCTCATTTACTCTCAATGAGTATGTAGGTGCTAACTGAAAATCACCACATCCTTGGTATATCCAATTAGTGGCTTGATAGATAGCACCATCATGACTCTGCTCTGGATCTGCGTATGAGATTAGAACCTTTATATTCTCTGCGAACTCTTTCATCCATTTGAAAGATAAAGATATTGCCAGTGATTCTATATTCTTTCCATACCCATCGTGTATGAATAATCTAGTAAGTTCCAAAATATTTTTATTCTGTATAACCTCTTCTGAAAATATAGAACCGACAACTCTTCTTCCAACAGGAAAACCATAGCAAGCCACACCAATTAATTTTTCATTCTTATCAAAAAATTGATGTTGACTATCTTCTTCGTAAAATAACCCCAAAGGATACCTACAAGAAGATAGTCTCCCACTATAATGATTCTTCTCAATCATATCTCTGGCTATTCGTTTATCGATTGGCCTGATAGATACTCTTGATTTATCTACATACGATTCCATTTAGTCATTCGTCTCAGCTACTAAATAATACAAAGCATCATAGTCATCTACTTTGAATTGTATTCTAGCAAGCCCCTTTGACGAAATCTCAAGTGTAGCACTTTCACACTCTTTATTAGCAGTTAGAACATCTTTCAATAGATTGGAACTGAAAGCAACATTTTCTATTTTAGATAGTTGTTCTGTTTCAACAGGAATAGTAACCCTATTAGTGTTCATCTCTGCGTACCCAATAACTATCTTACACTCATCATCGGATGATAATACAGTAAAATTACCAGCATCAGGAAGAGCAGATACGCCTGATATAAACTTACTCATAAAAGACTTATCGACTTTTATCTTTAGTTCAAAATCAGGAACACTTTTCATATTAGGTGCTTGATTTATAACAGATAAATCAGAAAGCATATAGTTTACATCTGATTTACTATCTGATACTTTTAGTGATACAGCCTTCTCACCAGCTTTCATCAAATCAATACTAATTTTATCATTTAGTACTGAAAGTAACTTCACCAATTGTTCTGTGTTATAAACACCCATTTCAACCGAATCAAATGAAAAATTATCCATAGATAACTCTCCAAGTAAATTCTTATCACCAGTTATAAAACGAGTAGATAGTTTATTCCCATCACTCTTTAGTACAACTGATGAACAGTTTCCACTCAGATAGTATTTTTCAATGAAACGTGTTATAGAGACTTTATTCATTATTTTTTACTCCTTATTTGTTAATATGATATATACATATATATCAAAGTTATTTGTCAAAATCAAAAAAATCTTTCCAATGATGTCTTTTTATTTACTGGAACATCCCATTTTAGAGATTCATAAAACATCATTATCTTTTTCTCTAACATTTGAGTATACATTCTTTTATGGTCAATATATGTCTTTATAAATTCAATAATTTGTGGAGGATCTTCATACCCTTTATATCCACAGGATTCCATAGCTAATGTATTTTGTTTTAGATATACCCATTTTATTTTTTGAGCTTCGTTTATCTTTTCAAATTGTTTACCCAAACCAAAGTGACCTAATAAGTCATTGTAATTTATAGCAGCCTTTACATGTGCCGGAGAACCTTTTGCGAAATTTGTAAAGTGACCATTCTTACCAGCACTATACTTCTTCAGATTCTTTACACCAGTTGGCATTGCTATCCTATCAAAGTCTAATAGTTTCATAGATTCTTTGAAGTTTATAATTCTTTCATCAATCTTTTCTTTTGGAACAGTAGCCAGAATATCTTCCAACACACTCTTCAGTAGTTCACCCATAGCCTTTGGAAAGTTACTACGAACTAAGTCCAAACCTTTTACATGCAGTTTGTTTACCTTTACTCCATTGTCATTGATAATCTTCATACCATATCGTTTCTTCACAATGAACAAACCTGACTTAGCTATCAACTCCTGCTTTATCTCAAACCTATGTTTATCTAAGTTCAAAAACTTCTTACCGAAGTAATCATAAGATTTATTTAGGTAAGTCTGTATCTCATCAGCAACATCTAATATCCTCTTACTCATTAGAGTTTCACTGTCATAATCAATATTAGGAAATCGCTTCTTTACCAATGGAAGTGCTGAATAGAAAACCGAATCAGTATCGATATAAATACAATAGTCCTTATCAGTTTCAAGTTCATTATTATAAAAATGATTACCAATCTCTTTAGTAAATTTTATCAGTTCTTGACCAGTAAGTGTTGTAGCCTCAGCATTATCTAAGTCATAGAACCTAAATACTGGCAAACCTAATACACCATAGAGAGAGTTTAGTACAACCTTTTGTATTAGCTGACGACTTTTGAAGTATGTGTACTTTTCTTCATCACCAGCATCACCGAACTTCTTCATCAAGCGTCTATACTCCACACGAGTATCAAACCATTTTTCTAATAGAGCTGGAATCAATCCTTTCTTATCACTACGATATAGAACACCATTTGAAGATACTGAAACTTTGTTGTTCTCAAAGAAATCCTTTAGTTCTGTTTCAGTAAGTTTACCCATCTCTTTTTCACCTGACATAAGAGTATAAGTTTTCTTAGTACCCTTCATAAATTCTTTAGCATTCCAACCTGTAAGTTTACCCATCTTTGTTTCAGGCGAAACATTTAGAGACATAATAACTGATGGATACATAGATGTAATATCTAAATCAAATACCCAATCATGCTTTCCTCTTTGTGGTGGTTGAACATAAGCACCAGCAAACTTTTCTCCATCATCTAACGACTTAGGTCTTGGTGGTTTATTTGGAGCAACTACTCCTAAGTTCTTTAGATAAACTAAAATAGCACCTTCTAAATATCTTGATGAGAAATAAACATCTTCATAAGGAACATGACCTACGTGACATACACCTCTAGCCATATCAATGAAGTCTAATTTATCATGCATCCTCTTTACCAGCCTCACGTCATGAATGTTATATTCTACAAACTTATCTATATCGTTTTCGTATAAATCATTTAGTGTGCCAGTATATTCTATTTTTTTATCACCCAATTCAAATTCAGCAACAGCATCTAATCTATAAGATGATAGCTGGGTGTAAGTAAATAGTCTGTATAACGAATAGTAATCTAAACAACTAACACCAGCAAACATAAATCTTTTACGATGCTTGTTCCACTCTACAATTCGTATCGGTGAAATTAAATCAGCTATATCCTTTCCAGCAACAACCACCATTCTATTATATAGGTATGGCATATCAAATGTGTCTATGTTCCAACCAGTAATAATAGTAGGAGCATCATCTAAATAGACTTCCATCAGGCGTTTAAATAAATCTAATTCATTTTCAAAGGATTCGATTATCATATTATCCTTTGATTTTAATCTTAGTTTCTTTTTTTCATCTAATACAAAAGCATAGTATGTATCTGTAGATGATAGGTGTACTGCTATAGAAGTAATTTTATTAGTAGCATTACGATAGTCTGGAAAACCATCTGTAACCTCTACCTCAATATCAAGTGTAAATATTTTATGTCCTTTGGATAACTCTTCTGATTCAGTATACTTATCAACCAATACACGAGTTTCTGGTGGTACATCTGATTCAAATAAATTAGGTGTGCCTGGTTGAAATCTAGTAACCTTTTTTAGTTTGTCCCCATATAGAGATATATGAGTTCCATTTCTATCTTTTACATAAGCGTAAGATTGATAAGGGATATTGTAGTACCCAAGCTCATCGTCCCAAATATGAACCTTTCTTTTTTTATTGTCGTAATATAAATTTTGGTATATAACTAACTCCGATTGTTATAGGATATAAAATCCCCATTTTCAATACTTAAAGCTACAAAGAATTATGCTAAAAGTCAAGTCTTTTTTAGATAATGGGGGGAAATAAATCCCCCCAAGTTTATCATTTAGAAATTAACAGATAGTCCTAAGTTGAAGTGTCTTGGAGAACCAAGAAATACTTCAGCGTTATGAGCTAAGTGAAGTTTATCACCATACCCATTGTACTGACTGTTATCAACTGCATCTTGAACATATACATCATCAAGAACATTGAATACATGACCACTAATAGTCATATTCAACCCAGCAATTTCTGGCAGTTTGTAAGATAAATGCATGTCTAACTTACCATACGATGGAGTTTTCCATACTTGTGCTCTATCTACATCCTCACCGTCAACCTCACGAGAATCAGGACTCCAATCAGCATAATGATTATCATACCATTTGTAAAGACCCTGTACACGTAAACCTTCAATTGGCTTTAGTGTAAGACCACCAACATAAGATGTCTGTGGCATATCACCAACCTTTAGATTGCTTAGAGCATATTGATACTCAGTAGATGTCTGACCAATGACTTGATTGTCATCATTGTATTCCATCTCTGTGTAATCACCTTTAGCATCGCCATCAAAGTACCAGTCACCAAAACTTACAACGAAATCTACATCAACCATTTCGTGTAGAGCAACTTTAGACTCAACTTCGACACCAGAGTGACTTTGGTTTACACCAGTAAGATAAATAATATCAGAGTCTCCTGAATCACCTTGACCAGTCGTTACCGACTTAGTTAGGTTTCTATCATTCCACTTAGTGTTATAGTAACTACCTTTGATAGAAACTAAATCACTATTATATTCTCCACCGATTTCCATAGATGTAAATTTCTCATTACCTGGATCTGAAGATACATTTCCATCATAATCAATTACATTGTCAAGAATTGGTGGTTTTTGAAGATACCCAATATTAGCAAATGCTGATAGTCTATCATCAAGATTATATCTACCACCGCCTTTCACTTGGAAAGTAGTAATAGCATCAGCCTCAACAACTTCTTTTTCAACTGAGAAATGGTCTTGATAGGTATAACCAATAGTGGATATTCCACCCATACCATACAAGTTAATTTTTTCAGTATCATACTTACCTTGTAAGAAAGCACCAAACCAATCAACTGTGGTTTCATTGTGATAAGCGATAATATCACCTAACCCAACTTTCTTACCATCAGGTGCGTTATCATCGGCATAGTCTACATAGTAGTCTCCACCTAATAAATCACGAACCTCACGAGCGTGTTCAATACCAGCAGTTCTCCAATCAATACCAATCTGAACTTCAAGTTCATCTGATACATCATAGTTCAACTTAGAAATTAATCCAATTGTACTTTGACGATTGATTGAATTACGAAGAATACCAGTAGAACGATTTTCGGTATCAGAGAAAGCAGAATCTACATTAGCAGAGTTCTGTGCAATTTCTCCATCCCAATC